TTTGCTTCAGCAGCAGCCTTTGCTTCAGCAGCAGCCTTTGCTTCAGCAGCAGCCTTTGCTTCAGCAGCAGCCTTTGCTTCAGCAGCAGCCTTTGCTTCAGCAGCAGCCTTTGCTTCAGCAGCAGCCTGAGCTTCAGCAGCAGCCTGTGCTTCAGCAGCAGCCTGTGCTTCAGCAGCAGCCTTTGCTTCAGCAGCAGCCTTTGCTTCAGCAGCAGCCTTTGCTTCAGCAGCAGCCTGTGCTTCAGCAGCAGCCTTTGCTTCAGCAGCAACCTTCGCTTCAGCAGCAGCCTGTGCTTCAGCAGCAGCCTTTGCTTCAGCAGCAACCTTCGCTTCAGCAGCAGCCTTTGCTTCAGCAGCAACCTTTGCTTCAGCAGCAGCCTTTGCTTCAGCAGCAGCCTGAGCTTCAGCAGCAGCCTGTGCTTCAGCAGCAGCCTTTGCTTCAGCAGCAACCTTCGCTTCAGCAGCAGCCTTTGCTTCAGCAGCAACCTTTGCTTCAGCAGCAGCCTTTGCTTCAGCAGCAGCCTGAGCTTCAGCAGCAGCCTTTGCTTCAGCAGCAGCCTGAGCTTCAGCAGCAGCCTTTGCTTCAGCAGCAGCCTTTGCTTCAGCAGCAGCCTTTGCTTCAGCAGCAGCCTTTGCTTCAGCAGCAGCCTGTGCTTCAGAAGCAGCCTGAGCTTCAGCAGCAGCCTTTGCTTCAGCAGCAGCCTGTGCTTCAGCAGCAGCCTTCGCTTCAGCAGCAGCCTGTGCTTCAGCAACAGCCTGAGCTTCAGCAGCAGCCTGTGCTTCAGCAGCAGCCTGAGCTTCAGCAGCAGCCTGTGCTTCAGCAGCAGCCTGAGCTTCAGCAGCAGCCTGTGCTTCAGCAGCAGCCTGAGCTTCAGCAGCAGCCTTTGCTTTAGCAGCAGCCTTTGCTCTCTGCCGCCACATAAGTTGTATTTTTGTCACCACTGCTGCTGTCGCTGCCGCTGCCGCTACCGCTGCCGGTGCCGCTGCCGGTGCCGCTGCCGCTGCCGCTACCGGTGCCGCTGCCGCTGCCGCTACCGGTGCCGCCGCCGCTTGCTGTCCCACTTGATGTGTCGCCAATGCCGCAGCCGACGGTGGCGGAGGTGGTAACGGTGGGGGTATCATCCCCGGCAGCGGCGGCGGCGCCTTTTGTAGAAATTTGTCAACCTTCCGCTCCAAATCCACCCCGATACTCCGAAGCGTTTTATTAAACGAATCATTTAAATCGGTTGCCGCATTCAAAATCGCGTCTTTACCGGTCGCACACGATTCCTTTGTGGGTAGAATCTTGCCCTTAATTTTACCCAGCGTATTTGTAATCGATTCCTTTAAATTGGACCCATTTTCAATAATACCGCCTGCCACCGTGCCTGCCGCCGCGCCCGCCGCCGCGCCCGCCGGAATAAATAGCGGGTCATCAAACATTACATCCGTCGCGTCTTTCATACCATCTTTATCCAGCATTCGGGGTGGAACCGGCTGCGTCGCAATAATAAATATCAAAAATGGCGCCGCCGCCGCCGCCGTCCCCGTATTATCGAGTGAACTGATATCAATCGGTGGGACCTCTTCCGTCGATTTTTTATCCAATATACGCTGTAATCGACTCTTTCCTCCGCCGCCGCCGCCGTCCACCAAAACTTTTTTGAATTTCGAAAATGCGCGACCAGAAATAATTTGAGGTTTATCCAACTGAAATAATATCCATTTGGACGATTCATCGGCGGCACCTTTAATTTGTAAATCTGGGGAATACCATATATTACGCGGTCTCGCAAAAAGCATATTCACGACCTGAATCGTGTTCAATTCTATTAATGTGGAAAGCATCTCGGCCATTTTGGTTGCGTCATTCATTCCGAGAGATTGGTCTAACTTCTTCTTCATTTCATTCGTGGTTTTTATGATGTCATTTGCGGTTTTGCCGCCCCCTTTCCTAGGGTCTATTTTCTTCAACCATTCATCGCGGTATTTGTCAGGGTTGACGAATCCGACATAGACCGCGTCTGCGCCTGCGCCCGCGCCGTTTTTTATATAATACCCCGCGCGGTCGGGAATAATCGTGTCTATCGGTATATTACCGGTATTTGCGATGAGTTCGCATACGTGCTTCAGTTTGCTCTCTTTGACGCCGATTTCAAGACGCAGATTGCGTAGGTCGGGATTTTCGGGGCCGATTTTTTCCTTCATCGTCTTTATGAAATTGGTATGCTTGTCTGAATAATATTTCGTAATACGAAGCAGGGTCCAGAAAAGAATGTCAATTCCGAATGAAAACTTCGGGACCGTTTTTGGGTTATCACCTACTATACTTGAATACGGGTCTAACTCCGGGTTCATCAATTTGGACTCTTCGTGAAATGTGTTAAAAAACTCCGCAATGTCCGTCATACCCGCGGTCTTTTTCGCTTCTAGGTAATTATAAAAAATCAGCATTGATGCGAAATGTTTGCCCTTTAATTCGCGGATTTTTGCTTTGATTTCAGCAAACTTATCGTCACCATTAGTATTGCCACCCTTGTTAGGTTCAAACTTTACAATATGTATTTGAGAGTATAAATCTGTAAGTTCTTTATTGATTGCGCTAGTTATATAGCCTAGTTGTTGTTGTTGACCGAGGGGCGGCCAGGCGATGAGCGGATAATATTTATTTAAAGTGTTGTAGTTAGCAGGCTTATCGGTGGTGGTCGTATTCGTATTCCGATACGCTATAAGTTTATTAATATCTTCAAGCCGCGTTATTATCTCCTCATCCTTCATAAACTGCGCCTTTTTCGTCTCGTCTTCAGGTGTCAACCCACCCGACAAATCACGAATAAGTCCATACAAAGCTTCTGGATTGACATCGGCGCCCGCGTAATCTACTTCAAATGCGTTTTTAACAAACACATCACCCGTCGCTGCCGCTGCCGCCGCCGCCCCCGCCCCCCCGCGAATCAACCAAAAGACGTACTGGATTATTTTATAATTAGGTATGAAGTTTGAGAATACATCTTTTCTCCCAGGCCCCAGCATATATTTCGTAAATATCTCGTTCGCCGTCTTTAAGTTCGCATCTCTTTCAATACCTTTTATGAGTTGCGTATATTCATCGTTGAGTGTTTCTAACAATTTGATTTTGGAGTTGTTTGGGGTATCTTTAAACGTCGTATATACAGTTGTCATTTCCTGCGATATATTATGTAATCTCTCAAAGGCGCGTAATAAATAATTCCGCGTATTGGCATCAAATCTATACGACGGAAAATACAGTTGGCGTTCTGTAACATAATCCAACGGGTCTGTTTTCCGTTTATCAATTTCGGTGTATAATCGTTCAAACAACTTATTATAATTATCAAGAGTAGATGACGCAGTCGTAATCTCTGGTATATTAAGATTTGCGGCATATGTAGTCTTTAAACTAGTGTATTTCCCGCTGATTTCATCTACGATGGTTATTAATCCACCCGGGCCCGCGCCCGCGCCCGCATCCCCGAATACGTCATCAAAATCCATTTTTAATGTCAATAATTCGTCCTGGGGTAACATCATTTTCTGGACGAAAAATGAACTCGCGTTATCATAAAACGACCATTCAGCGTAATTGAAATGCCATCTATCTATTTTATTTTGGATACTTTCCATCGCGAGTTTATCCAGGTCACCACCGTTCGATGATGACGCAGATCTGGCGGCGGTGGCGGCGGTGGCGGCGGGCGCGGTCTTCCCCGCAATGGTATGTTTATAAAATAAACTATTGTAGTTATTGCCATACGCGCTTATCACCGTTTTTTTGAGGTCGTCAACATCTTTATCCGCGCCTTTTGTGGCGAAATATTGTTTTATTTTGTCGTAGTTGATTTTATATCGCGTAGGAACAAATATTTCAAGTCGTTTATTATTGGACGATTTCGCGCGATGATACACCATTTGCTCGTATATATCCACTTTTAAGTCTGGGCGTTCTCCCTGGGTTCGCTCAAATTTCGGCGCCGCGGTTGATTTGCTCGTTCCGGAGGGTCCGATTACCGGGAGTTCTTTCAAGGCGATACGTTCATCCAAATCATCTACATGCCGGCCAATACTTGCGTCGACCACGGTTGTCAGGTTTTTTATAGTGATATACGGTTTTTTTGGTGTTGGCGCTTGCGCTGGCGTTTGCCTCACCGCCGCCACCGCCGGAACCACCGCCGGAACCACCGCCGGAACCACCTGTTTAGGTGGTGCTTGCGTATTCGGTAATACTTGATTCAAAAGCCGTGGCGGCGGCGGTGGCAATGGTGGTGGAATTACATTCGCCATACCGTATTTTTATGTAATAAATAGTATTATAACCCTAGCTATATACTATTTATAAAATTGTTTGATATACACAAACGCCGTGCGGTCAATGCGTTACTTCGCACCACCCCCCACCTTCGCCGGTTGCGATGACTCAAACGTGTCGTCTTTGAATAACTGATGATACTTGACGAGTTCTAAATGGTCAGTCTCCTCCTTCTCTTTCTTCGCCTTCTCCAGTGTATGAAGCGCATTGCTGATTTCTAAATCGGTCACCGTCTTCTCGGGTCCGTGTTTCTCCTCCGTCATTGTATGTAAGTCTCTAAACTTGGAAGGAACCACGCAATACTTGCTATCTACGTTCATAAAATGGTCTACGACGATGGTAAAGCACGCAGTAATCACGAGCGCATAGTAAATACTTCGGGTTCCCATCCAACTCACCGCGAACACGAGGACCTCTTTACTCATCAAGTATTTAATCCAGGATTCAGTTGATGAATTCAAGTCTAGATTGATATATCGCGCGCCGATATTCAGGACAAGCATCACAAACCCGGCGAAGAATGTGCTTGTATTCAGGTTATGGAAGAAGTTATGCATCGTGGTGAGAACCGGTGAATTCATAATATTTTTCGCGGGAGATTGAAGTGTGAAAAAGTTCGTTTTCCCGGAGAATAAATCCGTAAATGTTTTAAGGTTGATGGAAGAGGATGCGATGGATCCGGGGGCGGACCCAGGGGGGGCGGGTGCGCCGCCGATTTGTTTCGGTGCCGCCGACGATGACGCCCTACGGCGTATACTACTATTTTTCCTTGACATTTACCGTAATACGACTACGAATACTATTATTACAATAGATTATTTATCATTGGGTTTTATTTGAACCGCCCCCGAAACGCGTTTTTCAGTTTTCGCATTCCCTGACGCGCACCCTTCTTGAACTTCTCGCGTATTTTGAACCCTTCTGGGCCCAACGGGTTGTCGGGGTCTTCTTCGATGCTGGACGGCGCCATAATCGTCTCCTGCGACTTCCATTTACTAAATATCTCTTTAAACATCCTGGTGATATACTTCAGTTTTCGCTGGAATTCGGACGTAGGTTCGCCGTCATCGTCGCTGTCACTGTCGCCACGCTCGTCGTCGCTGTCATATGTATCGCGCAGGTCATACCCACCCGCTTTTCCGCGGTATGTATTTGTGCCGTCTTTTACATAAGGCCCGTCCGTCTTTTCGGAAATGTCCAGATGGGCGTGACTTTGTTTGTAGGAGGTTCCCGCACCGGATGCGCCGACAACGTCCTTCGTGGCGGGCGTCGCGGCCGCCGCCTTCTTCGCAGCAGCGGCGGCGTCGTCATCATTGCCTATACTGTCCTGATACGCCCCAAATGCGGATGTTGCGACGACAACACACGCCATCAATATTAAAATCGCAATCGTTCGTAGTTTCATTGGATAACCCGATTATGTATTCTTATATAATTCTTATACTATAATTCCTATATAAGACTTATATAGACTATGGCTTGTCAAAATAATACGTTATGCCGTATAAATACCGCTTTTCGTCATTGGTGTTATAGGTGTCGTCATCGAGTGGGATTTTGAAAATGTTATTGGCACCGGATATTTTATCTAGGCCCACGGTGGGTAACTTATCAAGCGTAGTCGGCGGCGGGGTTGTATTCAACTTCCCACTGTAAATCCCCTTGACATTGTTACCAAAGTCAATCGTTTCTTCAAACTTAATAATTGCGTCGGTTTGTTGAATCATCTTCAAATACGATAGCATCGTGCGCAATTCTTGGACGACGGATTCGCTGATACGCACAGTATGTAACAACGCAACGTCATCTTTCGTTTGTGCGCGCATCATTGAGAGAATCTCGTCGATTCGTGTGCGGTAGCCATATACTTTCCCGAAGATATCCATCGCTTGTTGCTTACGTGCGATGTTGCTATCATTGGTCGCCTTGAGTAACTCACTATATGTTCGTTCGTTGAAGCTATCACCATTTTTACCTTTATTCAATGCCTGAATATTTGACAGTTTCTCCACGTTACTACCCCCCGCAATCAACGAGACATAATTAAATGACGGGTCGTTGGCGGTTGTCCCACTAGTAACAGTGCTATCCATCAATGATGTCAACCGCTGGCTATACCCCGCGCTTATATTCGAGGAAGTACTAAATAAAACTTCGGTATTGAAACGTTTCAAACATTTCTCAATGTCGATAATTTTACTGGTTACGTCACCGTGGACCTTTTGTTTAAAGGCGCGGAAATCGTTTCGTTTTACCGGTTCAAACACACATTCTTTGAAGTATTTCGCGCGTTTCGCATTCGTGGTCGCGTCGGTGCTCGTATTATCAGTCACATTCCCGGCGAAATCGTAAATCCCTTTTATGGTTGCCTCGCGTGAAGTTCCAATGAGTTCATTACTGCCAAACATTGTTATCCCACCAATCCCGCTTCCGATAGAGCATTGCTTGCTTCTGAAATCTTTATCGGTGAAGTCGCGGCTATCTTCTTCGATGAATTTATTCGAGCGCCTGTGGTCTTTTCCCGTGGCGTCACCTTTAATGATTTTCGGCATCGTTAATGAAAACCCTTCGCGCCCGTCATGGATAGAAATACCTGTCGTGAGTTCGTCTTTATCTACAATGCGACTCGTCCCAGGCACCGTCGTCGCAGCCATCACCCTCGCCGCGAATTGTGCCACGTAGTTGTCGCCATTGTCCGTGTCCGCGTCAGCGAGATACTCCGCAGATATTACAACAATACATAACAAAACAAACAAAATATATTGACCGTATACCAATAAGGATACCAACCCAATAAAAATCAAAATACGCACAATGGCAAATGACGCATCAGTATATAGCACATTATGAACCACCCACGAGATAATATACTGAATATAATACTGGAGTTCCATTTGCGTTTACTACTACTATTATACTAGAAATAATTCAATACATATACACGATAATGTGTGTATGTATTGTTCGGCTCTGCTCCGCTTCTCGCTCCGCTTCTCGCTCGCTTCTCGCTCGCTCATTTGCCGCCTACTCACATCTTATACTATACTGGTATCACACCGCATTACTTCACCTTCAAGAGTGCTTCAATGTCCTTGACCGCCTCGGGCTTCTTCTGGGTTTCGGCACCTTCCTTCGTCTCGGCATCGCAATCTTCGCCTTCGCACTTCTTCTTTCCATCAAATCCTTCCTCCTCCTTCTTCTCTTCATCCGATGGGACATCCATACCCTCAAATCCGTGGTAGCCGCTCATCGAGGCAACAATCGCGACGAACACGACGGCCAGCAAACCAGCCGCAGTATGCTTCAACGAGAGAAACACGACCGCGGCGACAAAGATAAGTTTGCCTAAAACGTTATTATACAAAAACCCGAGAAGATTGGGTTTAAGAACCATAATAACAATAACCACCAGTAAAACACCTAAAGTGAGTTCTTTTCCTAATTTCACCATTTTCGTCTTATATACATAACAAATATATTTTTCATATACAACCAGTTCAATCTCCCCGAATTAATATCTCGTTTTTTTATAGGAGAAGATGACATCTTTAGGTTTTTCGGATTACGCCGAAAGTAATAATGACAGTTCAAGGCCCGGAAACGGAAACGGAAAAATATACAATCGCCGAAATGGCGGTGGCAACGGAAACCGAACCCTAAAGATACCGCGCACAAACGACACCGAACGAGGACTGTTACAATCACCGAATGGCGGCGCCATAACTGGTATATCCAACGAAAATGGAAACAATGGCGGTGTAGTCCAACAGGCCGGGAAGAAAATAAAGCAAATCAAAGATTATATTGAAAGTATTCATCGTAAGGGCGGGGAGGACAGTGAAGAAGACGGCGAGGATGGAGACGCCTATAGTTCGCCTTCCGTTCTACCATCCTATCCGGCGCAAGGAATGGGTGTTTATGCGACAAATGTATCGCATTCGGGAATTATTCGTGGCGCTGATACGTTATCTAGCAATACACCGTCGTCGGCGCAAGTGGTTCGCAAAACCACCCAAATGAATTCCCTAAACCCGTCGATGTCGTATTCATCCACATTATTGGAAGGAATGGCGGATTCGGCCGGGGGGATGATGACGACTGCGCCACCGCCCCCGTCGTCGTTGTATTTTGATAAACTCACCGGAATCGCTGGCGCTCCAAAGAAAGACGGTCAAAGCGGGAAGTCGGAGCCCTTTAGCACAAATGCCTACGCATCGCAATATTATGAACAATTTGTGCCTTATGCTGAATCTCTCGCGAATCAATTGTCGGGGGGCGGCGGAGGCGGCGGAGGTATGTCCGGTACAAACGCAGCGCTCATTGAAAAACTCAACTACATCATTCACATGTTGGAGGATAAGAAGGAGGAGAAAACAGGCCATGTCGTAGAAGAGCTCGTTCTGTATTGCTTTTTAGGCGTATTCATTATATTCATCGTGGATACATTTACACGGGCGGCATCAGGCGGCGCAGGACGCGGCGGAGGCAGCGGCGGCGGGTTCGGAATGTTTGGCGGGCGTCGGTCATATACAGCGGGATATAGGCGCTAGACTCATCGCGCTAGACTCATCGCGCTAGACTCATCGCGCTAGATGAGTGCTATATCCTTACACAGGGTTTCCTGGTGTATAATGGCATTATATAGAATGTAATACCATTTCTCTCGTGACAACAAATTCCAATGCGCCGCCGCGACAATTCCATCGATTATTCTGTAGTTGTGTGCGAGGGTGTCTATACAAATCACCGTGGTATTTCGCGGGGTGTCCGCTGCCAGTGCGGCGGCCGCCGCGTAGAATCCTCGCACGAATACATCACGGTCGCATTGCTGGATGGATGATATTAGACGCAGAATGTCGTCTCCGGTGCCAACGACACCACCACCCCCATCACCGTCGCCAGCCGCCGCCCGCGCAACTCGTTTGACCCGTTTCCCGAACGCATCATATTTCGGTCGAACTACCGGTGGCAGATATTTCACGACCGCAGTAGATGTTTGAGAGATATGATTATGAAGTGCCGATATCCTATTTCCGATAGTCCTTTTTGGTTTTATTTTATGTCGTGTATACCCCCCCGCCGCCGCCGCCGCCGCCGCTGCCGCCGCCGCTGCCGCTGCCTCGCTCACCTTCATCCACGAAGGCGCAAAGATGTAGACCGCTATTACGCGCACCTGGTTCAATAAAAGCATATAGATGCGATAGATGCCGCTTTGAACGAGAGATTGAAGTATACTGAGTTCGTGTAATATACAGCATCTGAAATCTCTCGAACGTTCATTTACAAAGGCGTAAAAGATGGCGAAGTTGGCGGTGGATACCGGAATTATGGAAACGCCCACACCGATAGCCGACGCGGCCGCAGTGCGCGCTGCGAATGTATATGTATAAACTGTTGTAAAGGGAATAACAAACCCCGGGATTTCGCGATAGCGGTATAATGTTTGTTCTCCCGCAATCTCTCGGGATTTCTGAATATATTCTGTTGTTTCAAGAAGCGCGAGAGATTCGCGTTCGGTCGTTATATACTTCGACCAGGCGAGATGGTCGCATACGTAGATGGATACCGACCGTGGGGCGGCACCGGACGCACCGAAGGAGAGCATAATTCTGGGTGTGAGAATACATACGCCCTTAATCCCGGGCGTATTGTCACCCTTAATCCCGGGCGTATTGTCACCCTTAATCCCGGGCGTATTGTCACCCTTAATCCCGGGCGTATTGTCACCCTTAATCAAGTGCGTATTGTCACCCTTAATACCGGGCGTATTGTCACCCTTAATCGCGGGCGTATTGTAACCCTTAATAGCGGGCGTAGTAGTATTTTCGCGCGGCCCCGTCAGAATACCTATAAACGCTGATAGTCCGTATGTATCTTGCGAGAGAATGAACTCCAGTATATCGCCTGGGATATACTGTGTATCGCCTGGGATATACTGTGTATCGCCTGGGATATACTGTGTTTCATTCGCAGACGGTGTAACTATCACATTGACTTGTCGCGATAGAAACTCCGCAATTCTCTCGTAAGGCGCATCCGAAAGCGGTAATAGACCGCCGTGACCGCCGTATACGCGAACCAGGTCGTGTCGCACAAAGTGTAAAAATGGATATACTGCGGCGTTATTACACCGTTCTGCGAGAGATAGCGGATTCATTACCGTATTATTCCAAGGTCCCGTCGCGCCACCGCCCCCGCGAAACCACCGCAGCCGCCGTATCGTAAACCAGAATGTGATTGGCTGGCTATACCAATATAAGTATTTGAATTTCAGTATACACACAGATGTAATAAAAGCAGCGCATATAAACACGATAATATAATGAAAAAGAAATGGCGGCCACTCGATGCGGCCAATAAAATCATTCATCATTATATTACAAACATAAAAGGCATCGCCCGTGGTTACGCGGCTACGCGGTCTTTTTTAATATATACAAATACTGATACTCGTTAAGAACATGTATGAGGTCAACCTGTCCTGTCACTGTAAATCCTACCTCCTTCGCAATCTCCAGCATTTCTTGGTTCGTCGGCATATAATATGTATGAATGTTCTCTCGAACCTTCCCAGTGGTATCATCCGTTATTTTTTCCACGAACTTCCCGATATTCTTCTCTCCCGTATTTTTCGCCGCCGCGACACCCTTCTTCGTTGGCGGAGGTGGAACCGTAAAATCCGATTTATATTGAAAACTCCTGAACTTCACGAGAGAATTCGTGATGCGCTCCTTCGCAAATTTCTGCGGAGATACAATAAACATCGGTTTCCCGCCAGGAACAACCGGGTCAAAATGGTTCCGGTCCACTAAATGGATGATGAGGTATCCCTCGGGTTTCAACCAATGGTGGCAATTCCGGAAGAATGCGCGTTTATCTTTTACATAATACACTGTGAAATAGAAACACGTCAGCACGTTGAACTCTTCTTCACTAAACAGCATCGGTTTCATAAAATCTCCCTGGATGAATTTACACGACGGGTACATATCGCGCGCATTCTGAAGCATCGCCTGCGATTTGTCGCATCCGATGACATTCACTACACCCTTGTGCTTTAACTGGTCTACATGATGCCCTCGCCCACATCCCAAGTCGCATACTTTGAAATTCTTCTTGTCATTTTCATTTCCATCAAGCGCGCCGGTGATGTGGATGATTTCGTCCACCTCCGCCTCGATTTTGTTGGGCTGAATGAAGAGTTCGTCGTAGATGTCCGCATAAAAATTGTCATAGATGGTGTCATTTTCGAAGACCTTGTATTTATCTTTCTGTTCGAACCCCTCCACATGGACGGACAGGTCGCGCTTAATAAAACAGACAATCATTAACACTATCAACATAAATGTCAGTATTTCCCATCGAGTTATGGATTGGATATACGCTGAAAATGATTTGTAAAATGACGTCATTTATTCAAATGTTATGTATTGTCTTCTCTATGCGTATTTTGTCTACTAGTATTTCGTTATAAAATATTCTTATCGTTATTCTCGCGCGAAAAAAAACCGCGGAAATAGTAGTATCGATGGCCGACCCGAACGAAATCAACGACATCCGCAGCGAGAGTGATTTCCGCGGCATAACCTTTTCGTCCTATAAAAAGAACGATGTTCGAAAAGAGCTCCTGAATAGTCTATCCAGTTCTAATATCGAGCCCGCGTGTTATTGGAGCGCGGAACTCGTGTGCTCCGGACATTATCTAGAACTATGGGACATCATTATAACATTCGCCAGCAAATATATCCATTTAGCCAATCCTAAACTACCGTTGTATATTGAAATGCGTTACGAGAGTTTCAAATCCATTATTTCGAATGGATACGTCGGAAATGAACTCCGCCTGCGAAACCATCCGAAGATGCGGTCGCTATTCGCGGAAATCATTTGTGTCCTCTGTAACTCCAAGCGCCAACATAAATACGACAGCGTGAAAATAAAGAAAAAGGAGGAATATGATATCGCGACAATGTCACAGCGCCTGAAAGCACAGCGGGTGGATTATGCCCAGGAGTTTTTCAGAGAGAGAGACCCGAAGGAGATTTTCATCGCGATGAATGAATTCGCATACCACATCTCCCGTGATTCCAAAAATACACTCCTGGCGTGCTACTGGGTGGAATGGATTGTAGAGTTTGAGACGATTTGTAAAGCGAAGAAGGAAACGTGCCGATGCGAGCGCCGGTCACACATCCCTGTAGATGATAAGCTCCAGTTTGACCCGATTTGGATGATATGGGATATGATTATCGCGCGAAGCAACCAGCAAGACGAATATTCGCCGCTGACCCAGAAAATCGTGAATAGCCTTTTGCGCATATACTGTGTCCGATTTACGCCGGGGGTCCGCAAAAAACGTCGGTATCTCATTTATTTCGCGATTTCACTACTTACGACGGAATATGATAGCCGGATAGAAATGATAAATGACCGGCTCGTGATTGAGACCGCGGTAGAGAATATCAATGCGATTTATAAGCAAATTAAAAAGCATGAGATTAGCCCCGATACGGATTATCTGTTTTCGTCGTCTGGGTATAAAGGGGACAAGAATGGCGACCTAGAACGCACGATTAAGCGTCTGGAGGCGTTGAATTCGATGAATACGATTGTGAGGAAGACGGAGGACGGCGGTGAGGGTGATAAGCCACCGCAGCCGCCGCCGCGGAAATATAGCCCGTATGAGTGAAGCGAAGCGGAACCGAATGGAATGAGCGAAGCGAACCGAATGGAATGAGCGAAGCGAATGAGCGAAGCGAACCGAATGGAATGAGCGGAGCGAAGCGAAGCGAAGCGAAGCGAAGCGAAGCGAATAATGTCTTCTTATCTTATATATAACAATGTCGCTCCCAACTTTTAAATTCACGAATTTCGGCACCCCCACCAATAACGAACGTGTAAACAGCGGATTATCGTCGGGGTCCAAGATGGAGAAAACCGGTATATTATCCAGTATCAAAGAAAAAGCACAGGACACATTTAAAGATGTGAAAATGCCAGATATTTCTCTCGACACTAGCAGCGACAGCGGCGGCGGCGGCGGCGGTGACAGCGACAGCGGCAGTTTCTTCTCATTCTCAACCCTTATTAAATTCATTCTCATCGTTGTCATCGTATGGTTTATGTGGGGGAGTTTATCAAATAACAACGATTTTCATTTAGGAATGGGAGAGGTAAAATCCTTTTTCAAGTCATTGGAGGATAAGGGACGCGAAATCGTCGCTCGTATCACAAATCAGCCGGTCGCACCAACATCGTCGGGCGCGAGCGGTGGTGACGACAGCGACAGTGACAGCGACAGTGACAGCGACGACGACGCACCGAAGGTCCCGAAGGCGCGCGCGGCGGCCGGACCACTCGTTCCCCCCGGAATGTCAAACAGTTCAGATAAGAAACCGGGATTCGTTAATGACGAGACCAAATACACGTTTTTAGATAAAGCCCACCGCAGTTATTCCGGCCCGTCGCCGCTCGCTGATGATAGCACAAGTGTCACGCAAAAGCACCAGGCAGGCAAGGCCGGATATTGTTACATCGGCGAAGACCGCGGGTTCCGAAGCTGTGTAAAGGTCGAAGCAGGTGATAAGTGTATGTCGGGACAGACGTTTTCACGCCAGGATATTTGCGTAGACCCTACATTGAGAGAATAGCTCACTCGCTCGCTCACTCGCTCACTCGCTCGCTATGTTGTCAAATACTTAATTTCAGGAGTATATGAGAACAACTCACTCGTCTGTTCCAACCCGTTAGTAAATACAAGCGTTACACTTACCGAATATGTCGTTCCAACCACAATAATCTCCCGTCCTGCGGATGTTGCGGGAATACGTATTTTATGCTCTCCGGTTATCCCATTTCCAATGCCGGTGGCAAAAATCTGGCTATAAATATTCACGTTGGTTGAATAACTAGTATTTAATCCATTCGCCTTCACTGTGGATATTGTGACGCCATCTGCTATCTCCGTATTGATATAAAACGTCATTTCCGCATATGTTAATCCAGACGATGTATACGTTCCGTCAATCGCATATATACTCGGTTTTGCGGCTTTAGGTTTTACGGTTACAGACGAACTCGCACTTTCATTACTATAAATGTAACTATTAAATGCTGATATTGTTACAGAATACAGTCCATCACCTATAATGTTTGGACCGATTCTCCCAATATCCAGACTATACGAGGTTCGGGTATCCGTTGTTGACACATTATACGGAACGGTAATTGAAGTCGATACAGTTGAACCTGTTGGTGGCGGCGGCGTAATCGTTATATTATATAGTTTAATGGGACTACCCCCCGTATTTGGTTTGGTCCATATGATATTGATGTAATTCCCAGGTGTGTCTGTAATTACTGGTGGTAATAGACCATATTTCGCAGTTACCAAGACACCCGACGGGACGGTGGGTTTCATCAATGTCCGCGCGGTGATGATGGCGGATTCGGCACCCACGCCCACCGTATTGATGGGCTCTATTTTAATTTCATATTTATTTTCGTTTAATAGATTACGCAAAATATAGCGACGAGACTGACTCCCCCCGCTACCGCCATTTAGAATAATACTGCTAATATCCAACGTCTGTTTCAACCACGTCGTATCTGGAACTTTGCGGTAATAGAGGTTATATTGACGAATCGGCGGGCCATTGAATCCTCCCCCCCCCGACGCCGTACCGGTATTCAATGGGTCTGTCCATTTCAAATCTACCATCAAATTCTGACGCTCATCCGCCGGATTCGTAAATCCGAAATCGCCGATAATAGACGGAACAGATGACGTCTTGACCGTTAATGTTGCCGGAACACTGGATAATCCGCGCACATTTCCAGAAAACACCGAGAGATAGTATACAGTATTTGCGAGGATTTCAACCGACCCGGGGATGCGTTCAAAGACGACCGAATTTCCGTTGATTTCGCCAGACACGGCGTTGTAGGTCGCAGCCTTGATGACCGCAGCCGAGGCGAGATTCGCAGCACTAGCAGCGGCGACCTCATTGGCACCAGCCGCAGTAGCAGCCGCCGCCGCAATGACACCAGCTGCCGCACCCGCCGTCGCAGGATTATACGGGAAGACACTTTTATACGGCGCCCATGTCTTATTATCCTTGGAATACGTTATAACATAACCGGTGATGGGAAATCCGCCATTGGATTCTGGTGCGTCCCATACGAGCGTTATCTTGTTGAGTTCACTGTCATAATTCGTTACCCGAAAATTTAACGGTTCAGTAAGAATCGTCGTCGGTATATTCAGGGTGACTTGAAGACCCGCCTCGTATGTGTATGTCTTCTTATAATTGTATAGATTTATAGATGGGTCATAACATAACAATCGCTCTTTCCCGGGAACACCGCACGCCGTCGTAAGACCGCAGAGCACGGCGCGATTCGCCGGCGTCGTCGGACACGTCAATGTAAACGCGCTGCCCCCGACCCCACTCAAATAATTCGCTTCATTCCCGATTTTCCGCATTAATTCGCCACGCGACGCCTTCGCGTATTTCTGGCTCTTCGTCAAACCGCCTACATTTTTATTGTATTTCAGGATTTCGGCTTTACGGCGCATATCATAGACTTCGTCGACCTGTGTTGCGGTGAGTTTAGCACCGGTCACACTGTCTACCAAATCGGAAGAACGGCATTCCGGTTTAAATCGCGTCCAGAATTCGCGATTATATGGATTGGTATAAAATACATTCGTGTTACAATTAATAATGGCAGGTGTTATTTCAAATACATTCACGTCGAAATATGCGATTTTCTGGTTGAAATTCGTTGTCGCGGGTTGGATTACCGTGATTGTTGCGGTCCCGGATCCATAGATGTGTGCGGTATATACTGCGCCCTCTGCGGTCCCGATACCCGTGCCTGCGCCACCAGACACCCGTATTTGTAACAAACTATCATTGGATGACGAGAATATAAAATTAGAGGAAGAATCGCTATTATTGGAAAGAGGCGGCGTAAGCGTAAATTTACCCTCGGTTGTCATTTTATTTAAATCGGGTAGACGATAGACTTGGAGAGGGTTAGCCGTATTCGCCGCCGGAATTTGACCGACAAATGTTGGCGTGGATTTGTTGATTCGGAGTTTAATAGTCCGGCCACCTGTATCGCCGATTCTTTCCTCGGACCGCTTATATACGGGAGTCTCTTCTTGAAGAAACTTGATGGGAATAAGAATATGATTGCCATCGGGCAACACTGTCACTTTTTTAAATACGATTTTATTGTCGTTTATGACGACATTATCATTGTCAAATGTAAATGTGCGCGTCCCCGTCAAACCCAAATAATAAATGACGTCACCATAGTCAGGCGAACCATTCAGGAGGATTTTCCGGGTTGTCGTCGCAAATTGCGAAAAACTTAAATCAATAAACCCGTTCAGGTATTCGCGCGTGATAACCCCGGTCGTGTCGGAACCTGGTATCGTATAAATATTAATATCGCCGACGACGCCCGTGAACGGTTTAATTGCGATATTCGTCGCCGCCTTTCTTAATGTCAGCGGAACTACAATCTTTTTTTCGAGGAATCTAACCGTATCATCGCCTATCATAGACGGTTCATACCGGGATTGTTTGATTTCCATTCGTAATGTAGTGCTTACCTGGTCATAACCATATCCGCCTGAAACATCATAGATGCCGTTGATGACGAGCGCATTTCTGTAAGGAAGACGCACAATTGGCGCTCCAGGGCGTGTATATACTCCGACAGCGTTACCCGAGTCACCCGACGGTTGTGGAATTACATAATAGTCTCTACTAAATGAAACCACTGAAATGGCGTAAGAATTCGTTGGAAATGCGAACGTGATGGGTGTCCGAGAGTTATTTGAAGATAGGTTTATCAACGGAATGACACCGATAAGTGTCCCGCGCCGACTCAGTAATTCCGCAGGAACATCCGTATCTCTCGGCCCGACACCTGCGGGAACATCCGGTATCGTAAATGTGCCGGATATAAGCTGAAATGTAGTAGAATAACTCAACGAATATACATTAAACTGGGATGTCCCGGAGCCTTCGTTCGTTATATTAAAATAGACGTCGCCGTATACAGGTTGTCCATCGCCACCGGTTGTTATCGTCTGTTCTAATTGCGGTATCCACGTCGACGCGCGAGACAACTGGATATTGAACGTTGTGCTACCAGCATTGTAATTTCCGAATGCGGCTTGTGAGGCGGTTATGGTGGCTGATGGACTATATACAACATTATTAATAAGCGCAATGCCGCTGACGTCGTTAATAGAAATAATCGCCCCACCCCCTGTGATGGTGAACGTATACGCGCCATTGCTGTCGCTCACCCCAGTCATAATCGTTGTTAGTGAAAAGTAAACATCAATTCCAAAAATCTTTTCGACGGTTGGGATTGCCTTATAGGTGGGTTGTCCGCGATTCACCATGAGGGTGAAAGTTGTACTACCGGTATTGTAATTCCCTGATGCGTCCTGTGCTGCGGTTATGGTTATGGCGGTTGGTGTATATGCGAGTATGGTCGCAACGCCCCCAATAATCGTAATTGGGGGGGGTGAGTCAGTTATAGAGAAGGTATATGCGCCACTGCTGTTGCTCTTACCCGCCATAACCGATGTTAGTGAAAATGAAACATCAATTCCATATGTCTTCGTGACCTCTGGAATTGGCTGATAGGTAGGAGGCACAGACATTATATTTTGTTACACGTATCGTCGTATCGTATTGCTGATTGCTGATATGTAAATGTAAAAAAATATTACCGCATATACCAATGGTTTGAGAGGTATGACCCGACATTCTTCGTCGCGCTTGTATCTCCGCCCGCACTGGTTATCATCTTCATATTGGGTCCTTCATCTACGATGCTCTTGATTTTATTCGCACCAATAGAGTAATTGAAATACTGGATGGTGGAAATATACCCACTAAACCTGTCCTTGGCCTTATCCTCGCCGATATTCACTTTTCCATAATTTTGAAGAGGGATGCCGGGGGTTTTGCGACGCTGGGCCAATCGTCCGTTGATATACAAATCAATAACGTTATTGGTGACACGGACGACGGCATTTACCCAGTTCTTCATAGGAATGTCGGTTGTGATTAGTTTCTCGTGTAGGTTATCTTTTTTGTTGGTTGAATCCGTCTTTCCAGTGACGTCTACAAGAGCCATCAACGACACATTGGTGCCCTTATCCGTCCTATCGGGATTCGTCGCATTGATATCATTGGAAAACCGGATATACATTCCTGGTGCGTTATTCGGGTAATAGATTCCGTCAGCAGTCGACTTGGTTCCCTCTCCACCTTTGCTAAAGATTCTGGACCATTTATCCCTTTCAAGTGGAACCTGATTCACGAAAAACCATGCGGACCACGTATATTCTAAACCGCCGTCTTCATTCATCGACCGCGCGATAAATACAGAATCCTTTTGCGCCGGGTCTTGTGAAACAGTCATCGCGAGGTCCTCGGTATTCGCGGTTCCGTTTAATACATAAGGTGACATTGACGGAAGCATCAAATACGACAACCCGATGATGGCGAGTTTGACTGCGACGGAAAACACGATAAACACCATCAAAATAAAGGCGAATTTGGCGACAAGACTATTGGACTCCATAAATTCTCGAAGACCGAACCCGCCGCCGCCGCCACTGTCAGACCCAGACAGACCGGCGTCGCCTGGCTTTGAAAAACTGGAGGATATTCCGCTTAAAAACCCGCCGCCGCCGCCGCCATCGCCACTGCCACTACCACTACTTTCGCTCATTATATATAATCGGGCACTCTGTCGTATTATACTATATATATCAAATAAAAAAACAATCCATTCACGTTGTTGTCGTCAATGGGTTGTTTTCGGCTTCGCGGCTTCGCGGCTTCGCTCGGCTACGCTGCTCCGCTTCGCGGCTTCGCTGCTTCGCTATGTGCTTATACTGGTCTGTTCCTGATTATCCACGATAAAGCTCAACTTCACCTTATATTTGTTGAGGAGATCGCTCCATGGGCTTCCACCGAATCCTTGCGAGTAAATATCCCACGCCTCTTGTGGTGCGATTGGTGAAGCCTTCAGTTTGACATTGGTGATAAATCCGACGTCCTCTATTTTGGTAGCATCGCCTAAAATAATCTTTTGGGTTTCACCTAGTTTTGAACCATTATTTACAACGCACGATTTCACTAATTTACCGTCAACATAGACATCCATCGCGGAACCATTGAAGCTGACAATGAGGTTGACCCATTTTTGAAGAGGGAAATCCGCGATTTCGCAGTCATTTGAACTAGTCGAGCCTGACGTGGGGAAAATCTGGATGGTGTTGGTGTTTGCTTTAAATTGAACCCCGAAAATACTGGTTGTCGCATTTTGGAATTCAATCACCTTGGCGCCTGACACCCATTTCTTAATGTAAAACCATACAGAAACCGCGGTATTCGCCTTGAAACTCGAGGGTAGATTCGTGCCTTGAATGGTGGTCGCTGTCGACCATTTTTGCATGGTTCCTAAAGTTGTATAATTCGTAGTGAGCGCTTTAAAAATGACATACAAGAGGAGAAGAATCACGATGATAGCGAGAACAAGTTTCGAGTTCATAATAATTTGTATGAGTATAAATAATATACATATAATAATCATTCCGCTTCCGCTTCCATTCGCGCATTCCGTTCGCGCATTCCGCATTCCGCATTCCGCTTCCGCATTCCGCTTCCGTTCCGCTTCCATTCGCGCATTCCATTCCGCTTCCGTTCGCGCATTTCATTCCATTCCATTCCATTCCATTCCATTCCATTCCATTCCATTCCATTTCATCGTGAATACAACGTAGTCGACCCCGCCACCTTCACTTCGTCCTTAATCGTCGGCATTCCAATCATCGGCGGGTTTTGCGTCTTCAGCATATTATACGTCCAACGAATTTGCTCCTTGGTCAGCGGGTATTTGTGAAATGCGAAATTACAGATACTACCGTTGAGCCCCCGGTTATTGGGCGTGCTTCCCACCGTAATCGGCTTCAATTGGATATCGGGCATAATGAAGTCGCTCTTAAATATCAACTTGTTATTCAAAAAGAAGTCCATCGTTTTCCCGTCATAATTCACGACGAAATAGTTCCATCGTTGAAGTTGGATGTCAGCGTCGAGCTCTTCGTTATCGGTTAATATCTGTATCTTCGCCCTCTTCGTGTCCGAGTTAGAACCGTCCTTCACTGCCGCATTGTAGTTACTCCTAGAATTGTATATTTCGGTGGTCTCAACTGTAATACTGCTATCCGGACTCAACTGATTACAATACAACTTCAATTCGTTCCTAGATGGATTGTAGGTCAATCGCGGTATATCCCCGAAATTGAATATCTCTAAATCAGAATTCTTCGTCGTGACGTTATTATTCAAAAAGAACCACCCCGAAATGGAATAATGATACCGCTTTTTCTCTTCCGCCGGGCAATTTGCCGCCTTATCTTCCGGTGTGCGGTCAGCCCCCGTATTATGATAAATGAATATTTCCTTGCTTTGCGTCGTCAAATTCGTATCGTATAATTGTTTGAGGCTCACTGGTGCGGCCACGATTTGCGAGGCGGATGCGCCAATGTAGTTCAGTAAATAAGGCCCGCCGTATAAAATGGCGATAAGCAGGAGTTCAATTGCGATGATAATCCAGATGGGGCGCGTTGTATCGCCGACAGCACCCTGCGACCCTTGAAGAAAGTCCAGGAAGAGACACGGGATATAAATGATAAATGCCCATAATAACTTCAGGAGTTTCACCCCAATGATGGACTTCGTGAGATGGAAGAGGAACATAAACACGATGAGTGCGACCATAACACCGTGCTGTTTATAGTATGCGAGGGCGCACAACACGATGAAGAATACTGTGTTCATAATGAAGCGGATATTACCGAGGAGGTTCGTCATTGGCGCCATCTTCGGGGGTGCGTTCGCGCCTGTGCCCGGTTCTTTCGGCAACTTATTATCCATAAATTCTAACCCGTAATGAAAGAAGAGAATGGCGAGACCCAAAACGGTCATACCCGTAACAGACATTCGGTTATTATCGTCTACATCGCGGTCATACGCCCACACAATAATCATCAATACAATGTAAATAATATGCGTCATTCCGAATGTGAGCTGGCGCATCGGGCTATTCACGTCTTCTGGCTTGAAATCATTGAACAGGTATTCTTCGGGTGTTTTCTGGTTCGTGGTCTTGAATTTATCCCGGAGATGCGCGACGAACCCGGCGACGGCGACGATGGCCATAATAACGTAAATGGTGTGTGCGGTGGGAGAGTTCATTTGCGCGACAAACCCGCCCGAGGCGACATCCTGCTCGGCGCCACCCGCGCGATTGGTCGAGTCAATCTTGTATACATAGTAAATGACCGCGAGAATCAGAATAACGAATGAAATTGTGAGTAGGATGACCTTGATGAGTTTGCCGATGGCGCTCACTTTTGTTTCGTCGATGCCGACGGGTTCTGATGTGGCGGGGGGTGCTGCTCCAGGGGCAGGTGCCGCCGCTGCCACAGCCGCTACCGACGTTACGCTCGCTGGAGTAATGAGTGTGGCATCCAATGGAAACATACGAAGATCGGTTGTCTTTGAATCCCAGTTCGCAAATTTAAGTTTGTCTAGTTCCTCGCTGAATTTTTGTTTGATGGCGTCTACACCCGACAAAGAACCGATTCCATAAATAACCGCCTTGAATAATGTTACAATCAACCACGGAACCAAATAGATTGTAGTAAAAAAGAGACGAATAAAGCGTGTTAGTACCCCCTCTTTCTTGAATTCAGGTTCGACCTCTGAACCGACAAAAAATAGAGGGAAGCCTCCATGATACCACGCCGGAAGAGAAGCAGTCGCCCAAAGAACAACAAAGCCAATAAACCACCCCCAATTCTCGGGAACAATTGGTTGGTCGCTCTTACGGTCTTGCGTCAAATATTTCCACCACGGGGATAATAAGATAGAGAATATCGCGGCAAATCCAAAAATCGACCAAAATGTGCGCTCCCCTCCGTGGATTTCCGATTTCTTTGTTGTATACTGCCACACCTGAATAGACTCGGCAAACTTTAAGATGGAATCAAGCCCACCTACATTGAGCTCTTTCACGATTGGAAGTAATAGGATTCCGCATAACAATAGACCGACAATCAATACGATGAAAAAGGTATCCAATAACTCTTTCACACGGGGGAACATATCACCGGTAAAGGTCCCCGCAATCCACGCACTTGTCCTTGGATCTGTTGTAATATTCGTAAAAAGAATAGAGACCCACATAACAATCAAGAGAATGGATAAGAAGGGAATCAGGGAGAACCATTTGGCGAAACGGACGAACGTTTCATTGAAATTGTTGGCGGCGGCGGGCGTGTCTTTCTTGGATAAGATTGCGTCCCAGTCACTTGACAACATTTTGTCCTCTTTCACCTTGGCTTTGTATTCTGCTGGCAAGTCGGTTTTAGAAGCACTAGGGTCGCATTCCCCCGCAAACACATATTTAAAAGCATCCATCAAACCAAACTCGTGCGGTATATATCCGCAATCCGCCATTTTCAAGCGAACATTATAGAATAGTAGTATCATAACCGCAATAATGATTGACAGTGCGTAAAATACACCCATTACGGCGTGGTTTGGAGTCTGGATTTTTTCATTGAGTCGTCTTTCCATTTCCGTCACCACTTCATCGTCGCCAGCTGGCACCGCACCTGCCGGTGCCTTTTTCTGTAAATCTTTGGTGACTTCCGCCTTTAATTGTTGATAATAAGGGTCTTTTGTGTCTTTTAAGTTCTCCTTGGGTGGCGTCTTTGTTTCATTCACAACATACACAATGGATGTTATTGTAAATACCAGAAATGCCACTAGCAATAGCCCCAACGCGCCTTTATAAATACCGGTTTGTTTTACTGAAAACAACCCCAACAATAAGAGTAAAAACCCAAACCCGAGAATGATGTAGATAATTCCGTGGACGAGAAATGGTTTGTTTTCAAATGAACCGATTTCCGCGGTGTTATCGGAACCGAATCCGGGGCCTCTCTGGCTTTTGGAAACAAAGATAGGGCCCAATATCCATAATACCGCAATGATAATGCCTGCTGCTATTTTTGAAGTCTTGGCATTCGTATTGTAATTTTGCCATATGAAATACCCAACGACCGCCAACCCGATGATTTGTAAAATGACACCTACACTTAACATTGTATTTGCGCCACTGGTTGCGAGGTCTTGTCTGATTTTATCCTTGTCGTCATTCCCGATTTCCGGATTGGCTGTTTTGTCGGCAATTTCTTTACCGCGAACCACCATTGGAATACCGATGACAATACAGGCAATGATTCCGCCCCAGATACCGTAGGTTGAAAATCTATTATTAACGAAGTCATAAACATCTCCTCCTATCGCCATGTTATCAACCCACCAATTACGGTCACCAAATCCTTTTACAAACCCCGCAATGGAAAGAAAAAACATGATAACAAGTAGGGTACCACCAATCCCCATTAACGCCTGTGATGGGTCATATGTATTGTTACTTTTCGAAATACCCAAACTACCGAATCCGAGACCAATTCCGACTAGTAATGCTATCATCGGAATAATTATACCGACAAAGCTGATTGCGGGTGCTCCTGCTGGAGATGGCGGAAACAATAACGCGTCTGTATCTTTCGCGGTAAGAAACCGATACGGATTCAAAAAATTGACAAACCCGGCAAATAAACATACGATGAGTAGTGTTGTAAACACCGCCCAATTATTAACCATAACATCCCACGAAACAAAGGCTATTAATAAAATAACCGACAATACAATGACCGGAAGATAGTTTAATAGTGTTTTTATGTGTAATGATTCTTCTAACGGCGCTGTCGGCGGTGCCGGTGACGCCGGATTCATATCTTTTGTAATATTATAATTATAACGACACCCAGTTATAATTATAAGATATATTAATGCGGCCGTCACATCGCGTTTCGCGAACCTACAAGAACGACATCGCCGTCTTTTTTCCGTGGCAATCCCGACACAAAGCGACTAAATTATCCACGTGGTTGGACCCGCCGTGTTCTAAAGCAATGACATGGTCTACTTCAAACCACGCGGGCAATTGACGCTGACAGTCTCCGCATTTCCACCCCTGCTGTGCCGCAACATACTTTTTCTTGGTTTCACTGACACTGCGCTTGCTAGAATTCTTGCCGGAATTGAGGATACGGCGCTCACTGGCGCTGGCGCCGCCGGGGGTTCCGCCCCCCAACGACGGTTGTGCGATATTTGGCGCGGTTCTTACCCCCATTGCGCTACTCATTGCGCGGCCAATCGCGCCGCCAATCGCTCCGCTCGTTTGGCCGCCGTCGTTCGGGGACGGACCCCCGGTCATATCAAAAAACGGCGTTATCATATCCGCGGTCCCCTTGCTTATCGGCATATACTTTATAATATCATTGGCGTGATACATCAACTGCCTAGAGTTTTCCGGATTACGGCGCAAAAACAAGAACAGTGAGAGACCTGCGAACGCAAACATTGCCATCTTCATCCATTTTTGATTGCTCTGAAACATTTTCATTAGGCGCCCGTCATAGTATGTGTTTACAATAAGGACTGCTGCTACAATAAAAACGATATACTCGGCTTTTACCATTGTGTGTTATATATAGCAGCGAATAATATCGCCGGCATAACCGCCGTCACCGGTTCACCGAAATAAATCGGTTCACCGAAATAAATCGGTTCACCGATTATGGTAATAATACGCCGCATATCCCAACCCCGCCATCACCAATATATACACCAGTCTTTCCCGGTATTTCAGCTCCTCCAAGATTTGTATCGGTTTCGGGCGATAGTGTAAGTAGTATCTCTCAAGCGCTTCGTGTAGCGACATCTCGTCCTTCATCAGGAGCACATTATACCGATTGTGGATGAAATGGACCCACTTAATAAACGAATCGCGGCTATCTAAATAAGGTGTAATGGGGTATTTATCCAACATCCGCGCAAACTCCGACGACATTTCGGGGTCCGGAATCAGCATCGGGAAATTCTGGATGAAGTCGTAATATTTCTTACGCGTTACGTCATTGACATGGTCGGGATAATTCACCGCAGCAGTCATTAACACAAACCAGTATTGCGGACCCCATATCCTCGCGTCCAATTTTAACATTAGTGTGCCTACAATGAAATGACATAAAAACAATAACATAATTACGATAAGCGTAATTACGATAAGTAATGGAATCGAAAGTATCCGAGGCCGAGGTCGAGGGCGAGGCCGAGTCCGTAAAAATAAATAATCCTAAATCAGCATTATCGTATTTGGAAATTAGCCAAATACGGAATCATAAACATGCGCCTGTGTCCGCGGCATCCGCGGCGGTGGCGGCGTCCACGGCGGCATCCGCTGCATCCGCAGATAAATATTTCTGTAATAACTGTAACCGTAACAATCACGTCTATAATAATTGCCGCGCACCAATTACAAGTATCGGCGTCATCGCATTCCGGTGTGGTGAAACCGGCCCCGAGTTCCTTATGATACGCCGCCGCGACTCATTCGGCTTCGTGGATTTTATTCGCGGCAAATATTCGCTCAACGACGAAGCGTATATCCAGCGTATCATCGACGAAATGACGATGGCCGAGAAGGCGAATCTGATGCGGCTTACATTCGACCAGTTATGGCGTTTGTTATGGGGCGAGTATACGCGCGGGAGTCAGTATAAAAATGAAGAGCATGTATCGTTTGAGAAGTATCGCCAGGTGCTGGGGGGGATACGGACGAAGGATGGCCGCGTGAAAACCCTCCAACAGTTCATCGATGATTCACCGACGCGATGGACCGAGACAGAGTGGGGGTTTCCGAAAGGCAGGCGGAACTACAATGAAAAAGACTTGCCGTGCGCATTGAGAGAGTGTCTGGAAGAGACGGGATATGATATCACCGCCGAGAATGTCATACAGAATATCGCGCCATTTGAAGAGATATTTATGGGGTCGGATATGAAGTGTTATAAACAGAAGTATTTTCTCGCGATGGTGGATTTAGATAAGAAACCGAAAAAAGCGCACGACATTATGGAGGTGGGTCTTATGAAATGGATGTCGTTTGAAGAGTGTATTCACGCAGTGCGGCCTTACAATTTAGAAAAAATCGGGATTGTGCGTAAAATCAATAACATATTGTCCCGCTACAGAATATTTTGAGATTTATCGTTCCCTTTTATTTCGTGTAGATATATAAAGGAACACGGGGGTATAATAATAATAATAATAATAATAATAATACATACCTAGAAATAGAGATGGAAGAAGAACAAGAAAATGTGCCAATGGAATTGTCGGTGGCGTCGGTTGCGGCTGCTGCGCTTTCGGTGATGCCTGGGCCCACAGAGAAAAAAACCGCGCGCACGATAAAGCCTAATCCGAAATCCGGTGCCAGTGCTGCTGCCGCACCCGCCGCCGCACCCGTCATGACCCCCCGAGAGAATATCGAAAGAATGAAACGCGACCTCGAGGAAGGGCGCAGACGACTGTCGCCTGAAGAAATCAACAACCCATTTAGTAAAGAGTTCAATAAGCTGCTTTTAAAAAAAGAACTGCTCGAACGAGAGATGACGCTACATGACATCGGAATATTGCCGGGTGACGAAGGCGAACCGGGCCATCATGACATCGGAATATTGCCGGGCGACGAAGGCGACGAAGGCAATCCGGGCGACGCCGACGGCCTCTACCCCACCCTAAATGACCCCAATTTTAATACAAAAATCGCCCTTCGAAAAGAGTTCTTCGATACCAAGATGGACGTGGATAATACAAAAAGCGTAGAAGACGAGGCAGAGATTCTGTGTAACGCCCAGATAGAGCTCGCGCCCAACCAGCAATTCGTCCGGAATTTTCTCTCGGTAGAGACCCCGTATAATAGTTTGTTGTTATACCACGGTCTCGGCACGGGGAAGACCTGCTCGGCGATTAGCGTGGCGGAGGAGATGCGTGATTACATGAAACATATGGGGATTACCCAACCCATCATCGTCATTGCGTCGCCCAACGTCCAAGAGAATTTCCGGCTCCAGCTCTTTGACGAACGCGAACTCCGAGAGATTGAGCCGGGTGTGTGGAATATTCGCGCATGTACAGGGAATAAATTCATTAAAGAAATCAACCCGATGAATATGAAGGGGCTGACGCGTGACAATATCATTAAACAAATCCGGCGCTTGATTTCGTCGCATTATTCGTTTTTCGGGTATAATGAATTCGCGAATTATGCGCGGACACACGCGTCTAGTGTGGGGATTTCGCAGGATGACGTGGTGATACAGGAAGTGAGGCGCAAAGGCGCAAAGGCGGCGGCGGCGGCGGGGGCGGGGGCGGGGGGCATCGCGGTCCGAAAGGGCCGGAAATCCGCGGAAGAAACCGCCAAGGCAGCTGATATGGAGACCCTCGCGATCGAAACGCTTTCCGTTGTGAAGTTGCGTAAATTATTTGCGAATACGTTGATTATTATTGACGAAGTTCATAATATCCGCATCACCGATGATAACCGCGATAAACGCGTGGCGAAGATTCTCTTTCAAATCGTCCAGAAGGTCAATAATGTGCGCTTGCTGCTTCTCTCGGGAACGCCAATGTATAACAGTTATAAGGAGATTGTGTGGTTGATAAACCTGATGAACCTGAATGACAGGCGCGCGACGATTGATATCGCGGATGTCTTTGATGACCGGGGGAATTTTCGTTTGGACGCGGAAGGTCGAGAGATTGGTATGGATTTATTGATTCGGAAAGCGACCGGATATGTTTCGTTTGTGCGCGGCGAGAACCCGTATACATTTCCTTATCGGATATTTCCGAGAGAACACTCACCGGAACATTCATTGCTGGCGGGAGCAGCGGCGGGAGCAGCGGGATACCCGCGAACCCAATTGAATGGGCGTCATATCGACCAGCCTATCGAGCATATTGATGTATATATGACCCAGGCGGGTGATATCCAAGAAGCGGCATACCGTTTTATTATCAGTGATATGAAGGCGATGTATATTTATAAAAAGACCGCGATGGCGCGGCGGAAAAAGGCAGTTGCGGCCGTGGCAGGAAAGGGCAAAAAGGCGGCCGCCGCCGCCGCCGCCGCCGCCGCCGCCGCCGGAGGCATCGATGAAACAACCGTCGTCGAATCCGAGGATTTCCCTTCTTTTGAAAATATGGATACGATTGGTTATGCGGCCGTCCAGCGACCCCTAGAAGCGCTGAATATCGTATATCCGCACCCATCTCTCATCGAGTATATGAACGACCCCAATGACGAGTTTGATATTGCGGCGTGTATCGGCAAGGAAGGTCTGCGGCATATTATGTCCTATGAAGAAACCGGCAATCCGCCGATGCGCCTGAATTTCGAATACCGCCCCGAATTCACGCGCGCCTTTAGGTTGCCAAATGGCGAAACAACCACGAAGGCGTCCGCGCGCATCTTCGCCCCCGACAATATTGGGCGATACTCGGCGAAAATCAAGAATATCTGCGACACGGTGCTTACGAGCGAAGGTATTATACTCGCATATAGCCAATATATTGACGGCGGTGTTGTCCCCATCGCACTCGCATTAGAAGAGCTCGGTTTTACGCGGTATAGCGCCGCGGGTGCGAATTCGTCGCTTTTCCGCAGTAAGCCCGTCCCGAGTATTGACGCGATTACGATGCTTCCCCAGCGCCAGCACCAGACACAGTTTCCGAACCAGCCCTTCCGTCCTGCGCGATATTCCGTGATTACAGGCGACCCCACGATTTCCCCCGACAATCTCTATGAATTGAAGGCACTCACCAGTGAAGATAATACAAACGGCGAAAGTGTGAAAGTCGTCATTATTTCCGTCGCGGGAAGTGAAGGCCTGGATTTCAAGAACATTCGGCAGGTCCATATCCTGGAACCGTGGTATAATATGAATCTGCTGGAGCAAATCATTGGACGCGCTATCCGCAATTGTAGCCACAAGCGTCTTCCGTTTTCGAAACGGAATGTGGAACTGTATTTATACGGAACCCGACTTACGAATCCCGAAATAGAGGCGATTGACCTCTATTTGTATCGTCTCTCGGAGTTTAAATCCGTGAAAATCGGCGCAGTATCTCGGGTGCTCCGCACATCTGCCGTGGATTGTCTTCTCAATATCCAGCATAATACACAGACCGCCGCACAATTGAACCAGGTGGTGAAGCAGAATCTCTCGTCGCGCAAACAAATAGACTATCAGGTCGGCGCGCGTCCTTATTCCGCGTTGTGCGATTATATGGAACGGTGTGAGTATACATGCCGTCCGACGTTTTCAAACGGGCGGCCGATTCAAGAACAGGAAGAGTTATACGGACTCGGGGACGACAGCGACGACGAGAGCGACAGCGGCGACGGCCGAGGAGGCGACGGCAACGGCAACGGCGGCGACGACCGCGGCCGAGGAAGCGATGTCCGCGTGGATACATTTAATGAGAAATTTATGTCAATGAACCTGGATAAAATCATCCACAAAATCCGCGAACTCTACAAGGATTCGTTCTTTTATAAGAAAACGGGCAGGAATGGAATTATCGCGCATGTAAATGCCATCCGCCAATATCCCATCGCCCAAATCAACCTCGCACTGACGCAAATGGTATCCGACCCCAATGAATACGTCAATGATAAATACGGGCGCCTTGGACGCGTCATAAATGTCGGGGAATATTACTTATTCCAACCTATTGAATTGACGGATAAACGCATCAGTATTCACGAACGAAGCACACCCGTTCCGTATAAACATACGGCGGTGGAATATCCTCTTCCAGGAGAAGTGACCGAGGATTACTTGAATATTCGGCCGGCGGCGGGGGCGGCGGTGATACCGAACAAGAAGATTGTTGATAAATTGGTGAATGCGAGAGAACCACTAGCGGCGGCGGCCGTGCCCGTGCCCGAACCCGTGGTGCCAGCGCCTGTCGCCGACGAACCAGGAAATGAAATCAATGGATTTATTGCGGCACTTTCGGATACATTCGAAACATGTAAAACCGTATATGAAAAACCGACAAAGGAACAGGATGAATGGTATTATTATTGCGGAAAGGTTATCGAGCAAATCTCTCAAACGGAAGAATTTCAAACAACGAGAGAACAACTCTACGCGCTCATAATTGCGAATCTTTTAGAGCACTTGTTCTTTGAGGACAGTCTTAAACTGGTGAATTATTTGTATGAGAAGAATAATTACGGCACAGCGGCGACGACAGGAGCAGCCGCAGGCGATACGCAGAGTATCCAACGATTGACTCCATTCGAGAGAATGATGTTGAATTATTACGAACAAAACGTCATAGAGAGACCGCTGGTGGGAAGGAGGGCCGCAGCGGCTGCGGCTGCGTCTGCTGCTAGTCCTGATCCGAAATCCCCCAAAGACCGAGGACTACTTTTATTTAACGAGAAAAAAGAAGAACACTACGCACTAGTCGTGCTGCGATATGAAACACGAGAATGGGTACTTGCTGGACCGGAAGACGAGCGTGATTACGCACTTCTTTTAGGAAAACTTCAGTCAGACCATCTCCAGAATATAAATATGTTCGTCGGATTCGTATCTTTTTTCAAGAAGGAATACCTTATTTTCAAGGTTAAAAACATGTCAAAGAAGCGCGATAAAGGCGCGCGATGTGACCAATCTGGTAAAACCGAAACCATCACCATCATCAATAATATTATAATGTCGAATGTAGCGACACAAGGCGACGAGTATAAACTTACGATTGAAAACACCAAACAGCGAACCCAAAAAGAACTGTGTGTCTTCCAGGAGTTTTTATTACGCGCATTCAATGCGACCCGCGTAAATGGACGCAAATGGTTCTTCTCCACAGCAGAGGCATTGTTGTGTAATGTCGAACGGTTGTAATGGATAAATAAAGTATAGTAATATAGTAACATCGACGTATTATAATGTCAGCATTGAATCGGTTACCTCCATATCGTTCCGTCGCTACCATATCAAAGTTTGCCGCGCCAGCCCCCGCCTCCGCCTCCGGCGGCGTGCAGTCCAAAGCCAGATACGGTATTTACACCACTATTTTACTCACACGCAAATTAGAAATCCCGTTTCGCATCATCGGGCGTAATGTAAAAGACACACTAGAACATATTCTCTCGAAAACTGTGGAAGGAAAGTGTATGGCGGAAGGATTCATTCGACCGGGAAGTGTGAAAATCCTCACATATTCCAACGGATACTTATACGGGAAGAACGCAATATTTGACGTAGTATACGAATGTCAGTCGTGTTCTCTCGTAGAAGGTGTAGTATTTACATGCGTCATTAAAAATATTAGTCTAGCGGGTATTCGCGCAACATTGAACGAACCTAAAACGCCGGTGGTCGTTTTTATTGCGCGAGACCATCATTATGACCGCGCAGATTTTACGCGACTTCAAGAAGAGGAAGAAATCCGTGTGCGTGTTATCGGCCAGCGGTTTGAAATCGGCGATGAGGCCATTTCGGTCATTGGCGAACTCGTATGAATATTAAATCTATTATCATTACAATGTATTGTATTCATTGTAATGGACCACGTATTCACATGCCTTCATTGCCACGAACCATTTGTCGTTTCTCATAACGAATTCAATTGCCGTATTTTACGGCACGGTGTATACAAACACAATCTCCAACCCATCCCCCCTCACGCAACGAAAGAAGAATGCGACGCATTATTGCGCGACGACGCTATTTATGGATGCGCAGGCCCGCTTCAAATTGTCGCCTCGGCATCGGCGGAGGCGGAGGCGGCCTCGGCATCGGCATTCGAGATACGTATTTGCGATTATATATAATCTTTATCAAACGATTCAATAAAATTGATAAAGATATAAACATAATTCTATAATTGATATAGCTATCGTTCATCGCAATGGCATCTGCCATATTGTCTTTATCATCTGTGAAACGAACCACCATTATCCGACCTAAAAAGAAGAAAGAAGCGCCCGCGCCCGAACCCGCGCCCGAACCCGCGCCTGTGACTCGGGAGGTAGTCGAACACTACTGCGACCCCACTCTATTCAACAAGCAACGAATCAAGCGTAAGCTGACAATTCCATTTTATAAGATAACCCGAGGTGTTAATGTCACGGAATTATTAGCGACAGAACTGGCGAAACAGTTAGAAGGATACTGTTCTATCGAAGGATATATATGCCCGTATTCGGTTTCTATTTACGAGCATTCGTGTGGAACATTAGCCGCCGCCAATATTGTATTTGATATCGTGGCGGATTGCCTCATTTGTTTTCCAGATGAACGCACCGTCATCCAATGCGTCGCCAAGACCATAACCCAGGCGGGTATCCGCGCAGGCGCCGCGCAATTGATTCCCGGCCGTATATCACCAATTGAAGTGTTTCTATCGCGCGATATGAATAACAACCACGAACTGTTCCCTCGGATTGAAGAAAATGATATATTGACCGTTGAAATCATCGGGCGCAGATTTGTATTACACGATACGCACGTCACCATCATCGCGATGTTGATAGACGCGGTATCGCCGGCGTCGTCGTGAAAGGGTATAAAGTTTCATCACGATATTTTTGTAAAATGGCTACCACCGCGATTGCGAGTCTTACGACAATGGATGAATTACATACGATTGCCCAACAAGTAGAGTCAAAGACGAATTATTTGATGGCACTTAAAGACGGTATTGAAAATATGCCAGTGATTCACCAAATTGAAGTGTTGCGCATTTTACATTCAAAACATACACAAATCAATGAAAATAAAAATGGCGTTTTTATCAACATCTCCAAAATAAGCGAAGCGACATTGCGTGAATTGGAAGAATATATGAAATATGTGATAAAACAGGAGAAACATTTGAATGAAATAGAAGAACAGAAGCAGCATTTAACAAAGGAATTCTTCGAGAATAAGACGCATAAAGATATGTAGTGTATGATATATAGTATACAATGGCGTCATCTTCGGTCGTCATACCTTGTCTATATAATTCTTTTTCATTTACGAATGAAAATATAAGCGATACGATTGTGTTCTATTCCTGTTTTCGTTCGGAAGCGACGGTGCCGGTGCCTGTGCCGGACCCAGTCCCAGTCTCTGTCTATGCTGCGGTAGTAGAGACATCCTCTGATTCCGAAACCGACGACGACACCGCCGACGACAGTAGTTCAGCCACCACGACAATTGATAGCGAAATACCACCTTTATCTACCGTCGCATTTCACCCCGACATCATGACATCCTACGGGTATAAATATCCACCATCATGTTCCGATTCAATATTATGGTCGGTGTATATTATGTTATATGGAACCGAAAAATATGAAACTATTGAAAATCCATATGTCGAATCCAATCGGTTCAAGTTTGAGTTAATCGAAGTGATGCGGCAAAATAAACCGATATTAAAAGCAAATAAAATCAAGCTAAGTGGATTGGAAGAAAGTCTGGTCCATAAGCCGTTTATTACATTGGAAACATTACAGGCAATTGCCGTATGTAAATCCATATCGGTGTGTATTGTTCAGAATCGCAAATATTACGAGATCGACAATGGCGGCGAGACTTTTATTATTGAAAAAATCAAAGGGAATTACGTATTATATATCGCGCCGATTAAGGTGAATATGGATTACCTTACATATATTCGTAAGAATTATTGGTTGATGGAGAGTATTTCTGCTCCGATCAGCAAAATAACGGCCTATAAGTTACAAGACCTTGTCGATATTTCACAAAAACTGAATCTGCCTGTGGTAAATGTGACTCCGGGAAAGTTCGGGTCGATGGGGACTGAAAAAAGAAAGACAAAGCCGGAGTTATATGAGGCGATTTGTAAATGCGTATAGACATAAAATTGAAGTATATATATGAATTATCGTATAAATAATATCATATTCATATATATACAATGCCGAGAGAACGCGGTTCATCGTCGTCTTCGTCTTCGTCGTCGGCGTCGGCGTCGACGGCTTCCGACAAGCAATCCGAATTCGCAAAAATCATATCACATTATTTAGAGGGCTGCCTCGATAAAACAGATGGTATTCCTGAACTGGAGATACGCTTCGGAACACGCGGAAATAAGCCCACGACGAGGGAAAACTTCGACGGGGTGATTCAAAAATTGTTGTCGTCGGGGTTTTCAATGGTGAAGAAGAACGGGTATTCACTGAAAATACAAAACGAATTCATCGACCAAAAAACGGGGCAAACCAAGTTGTCGCTTATTCGCGCAGAAATCCACGGCATCAACGATGTCCAGAATTATTGTAAGACAAATATGCCGGATGAGAAATACGTGCTGTTTACACAGAAAATGTATGCGAAGACCGGCGGCGGCATCGGCGGCATCGGCGGCAGCGGCGGCGATACCATACACCCCGTTATCTTTGACGATTTCAATTTCAAGGTAAGTTATCAACGTGAAAAACATATCGCAAATACGTCCACCCTCGCGCGGTCTATTCTGAAATCATGGAATGACAATAAGAAGACGTTTCGGTATATCAACCGAACGACACTGAAACACCCAGACTTTCCATTTCAGATTGATATGAGTGTTGTCAAAGAATCGCATAAAGACCAGACGGGTTATATTTCCGCGTCGACCTTTGATGCCGCGCGTGTTCTCGAAAGTCCGATTCGCTATGAAATGGAGATAGAGGTCGTCAATGACCTCGTGGGTCCGGGAACCGCGTTCAATCACCCCAAACATTTGATGGATAATCTGCGTAAAATGATTAAAATCGTATTGTCGGGAATCCAAGGGACGAATTATCCGGTTTCAGGTTCAGAAATACGCAGTATTCAGCGGCAGTATTACGATTTACTCTATCCGGATGAGAGACAGCGGGGGCGTGACAGCGACAGCGACAGCGACAGCGACCGTGACCGTGACCGTGACCGTGACCGTGACCGTGACCGTGACCGTGACCGTGACCGTGAACGCCGTGACCGAAGCGAGCGCGAACGCGCGAGTCGACCCGTTGAACTCCGCCCCAAACATTTCATCGGTCCTAATTCGTATACCCTACAAATGAATAATATCCGCCCAATTGACTCTGACTCCAAGACCCCTAATATTCGTATGAATTATTCGGTTACAGAAAAGGCCGACGGTCAACGAAAACTCCTATTCATCGCGCCTAAAACAGGCCATGTCTATCTTATTGACACAAATATGAACTTCCAATTTACAGGCGCAGTCTCTTTAAATCCAAAACTATACAATACACTATTGGACGGAGAACACGTGATTCACAATAAAAGCGGCAAATTCATCAACGCATTCTTGGCGTTTGACGTCTATTTCGTCCATAAGGCCGATGTTCGGTCGCGAATGTTCTTTCCCGCGACGACTGATGAAGACGAAGTCCTCACGAATTTCCGACTACCACTGATGGAAAGTCTCGTGAAGAATCTTCAGCTCAAGTGTGTTTCTGGTGGGGCGGATTCATTGCCCCCGATTCGTATTGAAGCCAAAAACTTTGAAATTGCGAGCAATTTGTTGTTCGGCAAAACCATCTTTGATTGCTGTGCTATCATTTTGCGTAAATGCGCCGAACACCGATTCGAATATCATACCGACGGGCTTATATTTACTCCGATTGATTTAGGTGTCGGTAGCACCGTGCGAAACGACGATACGGTGGCGGGTCCTCTATACAAATCCACGTGGGACTACTCGTTTAAATGGAAACCCGCGCATATGAATACGATTGATTTCCTTGTTACCACGAAGAAGGGTGAGGACAATGAAGACCTTGTCAGCAATATATTCAAATCCGGTGTAGATATGTCTCGATGTGTCCAAATTCAACAATATAAGACGCTCACGCTGCGTGTCGGGTATGACGAGCGAAAACATGGACACCTGAATCCGTGTGTATCCGTCATTGAAGGAACGGGGGGCGGTGGTGGAGGAGGCGGTGGAGGCGCGGAGGGTGGCGGCGGCGGCGGCCCTGCCGATACGTATAAGCCCGCGCCATTTTACCCAACCTACCCATATGACAATGACGCGCATATTTGCCATATTATGTTGCGCCCCGATGAAGCCGGAGTCAGTCAAATGATGACAACCGAAAATGATATTATCCAGGATGAAACGATTGTTGAATTCAGTTATGACGCATCCCAACCCGTGAATTGGCGTTGGTCGCCATTACGTGTTCGTCACGATAAAACCGCGGAATATCGCAGTGGCGGGAAAAACTACGGAAATGCGTATCATGTCGCAAATAACAACTGGCATTCTATTCATAATGCGATTACACCTGAAATGTTGATGACCGGCGATGAAATACCGGGCGAACTGGTGAGTGACGATATTTATTACAACCACGCGGAGTCGGGTGGCGGCGGGAGTGGAATAGACATTGGTCGCGGGACGAAAGTCCGTACACTCACAAAAGGAATGCGCGATTTCCATAATTTGTATGTAAAACGCAAACTGATAATGAGTGTGGCGCGCCCGGGAAATACACTGATAGACCTCGCGGTAGGGAAAGGCGGTGATTTACCGAAATGGATTGCGTCGAAACTCGGGTTTGTATTCGGGATTGACTACTCCAAAGATAATCTCGAACATAAATTCGACGGCGTTTGTGCGCGGTATCTCGATGTAAGGCGCGCAAAACGCAATGTTCCAGACGCGGTGTTTATTCACGGGGACAGCAGTAAGGAAATCCGCGCGGGTCAGGCCGCAATCAGCGAGAGATACCGGTTGATAACCCGCGCGATATTCGGCGAAGGCGCAAAGGATGCGAGTATATTAGGTCGCGGGGTTTACCCCCATTACGGCCGAGGCGCGGACGGGTTTGATATCTGCTCGGTCCAATTCGCCATCCACTACTTCTTTGAAAATAGTATGAAACTACATACATTCCTTCAAAATGCGTCCGAATGTACGAAACTAGGCGGGTATTTCATCGGGACCTGCTTCGATGGCGCGCGGATCTTCCAGGCATTGGCGCGGATGGAGACGGGAGACGAGATGAGTATATTGAGCAGCGGCGGCGGGAGCGACCCCCAGAAAATATGGTCAGTTCGTAAAAAGTATCATCAGACAGAATTTGAACCGGATAGCAGTAGTATTGGATATGAAATCGAGGTGTATCAGGATTCTATCAATAAGGCCACGCGTGAATACCTCGTTAATTTCGACTATTTGACACAACTTCTAGAGAATTATGGATTTGACCTCGTATCGCCGGAAGAAGCCGAGACGACACTGATGTTTCCGATGCCGGATGGAACCGCGACATTTGACGGGATGTTTCATCATATGGAGATGGAATGTAAGAATAAGCGCGGCGGCGACGGTGGCGAGGAAGCGGCGGAAGATGTGCGCGGCGGCGGCACTGGCAGCGGTAGCGGCAGTGGATGGAATCGCAGATGCCAGCAGGAATACGGGTCTGCGTTATATATGACACCTGAAGAGAAACAAATCTCGTTCTATAACCGGTATTTCATATTCCGCAAGAACCGAAACATCAATGCCAAGCAACTGAAGAGTAGTTTCTTGAGTTATGCCGGATTACAGGAAGAACAGGACCGCGCTGCTTCGGCGGCGGGGGGCGAAGAAGACGTCGCGGATATCGCCGCGCTAGAGAAGATAGCGAAAGCGTCGCGTCCGATGGATGTCGCGTCCAAACCCGCAATTGCGGCACATATTCTCGCGCAACGAGAGGCGGAAAAACAGATGGAGGCAATCACCGGGGATACTGGGAAAAAAGCGACGACGACGACGACACTGAAAATCAAACCGAAACCTAAGCCGAAGCTGAAGACGACGGCGACGACTGTAAAGGCAGCGGCGAGTGCGGCGGTCGCAGCGGCGGCGGCGGCGGAAGAAGAAGCGTCATCCGCACCCATCGCGCAAATTGAGAAAAAGATACAAAAACGAACAAAGAAGGTGAAAATGGGAGAAGAAGAAACTGCTGCGGCCAGTGGCGGTCCTGCTGCTCCCGCCGCCGCACCCAAACGACAAACAAAGAAGAAAACGGACTTATAAACATTTCCATAATACAATATACCTGATACTACATGTTTAAGAAAACGCCCAAGAATTGTTTTAAACCTGTATTACATACATCATCATCATCGTCATCCGCCGTTCCGGGCGGCGCGGCCGTAATGGAAGCTACTACGAATGCTGACATACAAAACAAATCCGGCAATGGACCGATTCTATCCTATTTTAATCATTTTTTATTACCGCAGGTAGACCTAATACGCGGAACAGATGGTGAATATCTGCCACTTGAAATGACTGCGGGAGTGAAGGACGTGCCCGAATACGCACAGTCACGCGACCACGTATATGTATCGTCATCTATATATTCGCATTTATGTGATATCAAAGAACAAATAGAGAAATATCAGGATGCGTGGGACAATATTAAGAAATTCACCAACCCATATGAATATATCCACACGAACGTTTCTGGTAATAAAACCAATATAAGCAAATTACGACCATTATCCCGTTCCTTTTATAAAATGATTGAAATGCTCAAAAACAATAGCATTCTTTCGCAATATAGCAATACGGTCGTCGCGCGACCCGATTATAAAATGGGAATCAATACATTCCATCTTGCGGAGGGTCCTGGTGGGTTTATTGAGGCAATCTCGTATTTGCGTGGGGCGGAATATCAACGTGTGACGGGTGCGGCGGCGGCGGCGGCGGCGGCGGCGAGTAACACTGGCACTGGCACTGGCACTGGCACTGGCACTGGCACTGGCACTGGCCACTCCGTCCAGATTTTGAAACGAAACACCGAACTTCACGAGGAGTATATGAAAGAACTAGAACACCTGAAATTGACGCGGCGGATATTCGACGGGACCGGCACTGGCAATGACTATCCGACATATGGAAACGACCGGTATTACGGAATGACCCTTGTAAACGACGACCCGATATGCCCTGGATGGAAGAAGACCCGCGCATTCCTTGAAAATCATCCAAATGTATCTATTGAGACAGGCGCGGATAAAACGGGCAACCTAATATCACTGGATAATTTCCATCATTGCGCGGCGAAATACCGGAATAAAATGGATATTATAACCGCGGATGGCGGGTTTGACTTTTCAGTGGATTTCAATAATCAAGAAAATATGGCGACGCAGCTTATTTTGTGTGAAATGTTTTACGCGCTTGCGATGCAGAAACAAGGCGGCACATTTATCCTGAAAATATTTGACGTATTTCATAAACCAACCGTGGATATCCTGTATCTCCTGTGTTATTATTATAATAATGTGTCCATCATGAAACCGCATACTAGCCGTATTGCGAACTCCGAGAAATATGTCATCTGTCAAGGATTCAAAATTGCGGATTCCGGGAAAATCATCGAACAGTTCGCGAATCTGTTTTCGTCTCTCACGAACCCACTCGCGTCAATACTTCCACAGGAACACGACCTTTATTTCTTGAATAAGATAGAGGAAATGAACGCAATGGTTAGTTTTCAACAAATCGAAAATATAACGTCCACGTTGTCGATTATAACCAACCACCGGAACACAGAGAAATTGGAGCAATATAAGAAAGCCAATGTAAATAAGTGTATTGCGTGGTGTGAACATTACGACATTCCATATCACGTCTATCACGCGGCGAATCAGTCGACGAATATATTTCTCCATAAGTCAGTTCACGCACTGACCGCGGCGGCGGCATCCGCAGGGGCGGCATCGGTGGCCGCGGCGGCGTTATAAAACAGTCTAAATATATATTAGAATGTATGGTAATATAGTTCGCATGCAGAGCACATTACAATTCATCGCAGGTCAACTTAAGAAACCGAGAGAACGATTCGAGACGATATTGGAGCCACTACAAGCGCTACTTCAAATCGGGTTTCTCGCATTTTATCCGATTGGGAGCAAGCTGGCGATACACAATAATATTCTCACGGTCCAGGCGCCTGGGTATACGCAACATATGCGTCGGTGGTATAATAACGACAAGAAGGAGGATGTGTTTTACTTATACAATGTGTTTTCTAGGTTCAATAAGTTCTATAAGACGGTGCTTGCGGGTGCCGGTGCCGGTGCGGCGACAGGCGAAAACGCCGCATTATTCGCGCTATTGAATGAGCTCGCGAAGACTGGCATCAATAATCTGATACGGACGTATAATCAAACGGATAAGATTCATATTCTTCACACACTTCAGATGTATAAGGGTATGCTGGATAATCCGGAGTTGGCACGTCGTATCGCGAATCGCCCGGACGCCGACCCCGCCGACCCCGCCGACCCCGCCGACGGTCAATTGCCTTCTAGGATAAAGAGCCCGTCGTCGTCTCCGCCTTTGCGCCCGATGACCCCGATGACGCAAATGGGCGCTAGTAGCGCTTCAAATGTCCCGATTGACAGTCTCGTAGATACGAATGTAGACATCATTTTCGTGAAAATAACGGACTTGTATTCACAGGAGGATTATACGATTATTTATCATACACTGATTAAAATCCAGAACGACCCACAGTATTATATGAACTACATTGAAGGGCTGAATAAAATCCTGGAGCCGGTGAATATTCGCATCAAAAAATGGATTGATGACAATATTGTGTTTTAGTGCTTGCGTCGTGACATACGGGGCTTTCGACGTGAAACACGGCGTCGTTTTTTTGTGACTGTGCGTTTATTGCCGCCACCTTTTGACTTTTTACTCGTAAATATATTATCTAACAAATTGACAATTTCTGCTATTATATGGTATGTTTTAATAATATCGCGATTTCCAAATACCTCTCCTCGAATTGAAATAACATCATTGATTGTAAAATTTTCCTCCATACCTGTTTGTAATAATAAATTCAACAACCATCCGAATTTCATAACAGCTCTTAAACGCCATTTTAAACAATCAACAAATCCAATAAATGTAAGCAAATCAAATACGAATATAGCTTTATCGTCATGTGGAATTTCGGCCCAATCTTCTAATCTGCCTGGCAATTGAGAACAATACGTAACGAAATTCTCGATGATTTTATCTCTAACAACAATTAGCGTATCACTGTCAGTCAATTTTACATGTTCCGCGCATTTAAAATGAGCCGCATCTAATGATTTTAATGTGTTTTCATTAGAAGAGACAAAATTATATTTTACATATCTTTCGAACATTTGTGTTACGTAGGCTGTATCTCTAGCTAGACATACCACTTTTCCAAAATCTATAATCTTAACTTTATTTTGGTCTATCATTATATTTTTCCGATGCATATCAAGAGAAAAGCACCCAGTTTTCATGAATAACTCTAGAATAGAAGCACCAATATTTGGTAAAACTTTCATGGATTCGGGAGCATCATTAAATGTTACAAATCCGTCAAGATAATCTATAAACGCAACATATAAATTCAAATTATGTTTAACTGCTATATTGAAAATCACTGAAATGACTGTTGTCGGTTCTAACAATTCATCAAACTCTTTTGGATTCAAAATACATGAACCAAACGCATCTGGAATAACTACTTCTAGTTGGCCCTCATTTCTTTTACGTAATAGTTTGTTATACATTTCATGTTGTGTTTGTACCTCGGCGTCAGCCATAACTTTCGTAACTACCTCTTTAGATTCTCCAAAAATAACATTTTCTCCAGGTCCGACGAACATCACTTTAAAACACACATTAGTAACGTATGATGGTGGTGACGATTGCGGTTCTCTTTCTAATAATACAGATGGATTCTCTTTTAATGTTCCCACAAATACATATGAACCAAATGAAGTCCTTGATATACAACGTATCGAACTTAAGTTCTCTAACAATATTTTTGAATTTGAGAATGGGGTTTCTAATACAGTTTCATTACCATCTTTTATCACCTTAATAATTGTACCGCCATGTTGTATAATACGACGGTTTCGTTTCTTATACGGCATATGTATACTATAATCATACTATATTCTAATTCACTCATTCCATCTCCAACTTCACCCAACATGGAATATACGGCGCATTTGATAGTTCGCCTTTTATTCTACGAGAGAATTCCGGGAAGGGGATTTTGATTTTCATATCTTCCCCCGTCTTAATAAACTGGCTCAGTTGTTTGTATAGTTCGCGAATCGCCGGATAGGATACATTCATCTGAAGTTCGGTGAGTTTATCGATAATAGGTCTCACTTGTTCGCGACGTTGCTCTATTGTGCGCTCGGTCTGGAAGGGGACTGTGTTCGCGGCGGCGGCGGCGCCTGCGCCTCTCTTTAAGTTCCTTTTCCGGGGGGGGTTGCGCCGCCCAGCGACGACGTTAGCTACGCTCGATGAACCGGTGGATGGGATTGTGGTAGTGTCGGTAGTAGTGTCGGCGTCAATGGCCGCCTCAATATGAATATCCGCGAGGTCTTCTGGTATAAGGACAACTTCTTGGCGCAACTTGTCTTCAAACGCCGCCGACTGCGCGGCTGTGTCTGCGGCGGTGTCTGTAGTCGCCGCTAAACCCGCGCTTACATCCATTGATATATTTGCGCCCATTTATTATTATTACAATATGATACAATAAAGTAGATGGTTTATACCTATTTTATTGACGACCCCGACGCCTAAAATACTGTGTCAAACTCGTCACTATACATTTTGTCGCCTTTCTTTATTTCAATGACATCACGAAAGGTCTTACTCCGCATAAGAGGAACATTGGTTCGTATTTTCAGGTTAAGATGGGGGTTCGTTAAGACCTGGACGAGGATTTCGCGCTGGTTCGCATACTGCCTGTTCTGAATCGCATAGTATGTGTAGAAATTGTAGAACGACATTGCGCGAATATGCGCGTTGGCGGTATCAGACGCACCCGGGTCGGCTATGGCATTCGCGTCGTGGAATCGGTTGAGCGCATCTTCGCATACCGCCAGCCCCGTGACATCCGCTAGATTTTCGGGGAGTGAGAGATTGCCGTCGATGACAAACCCGTCTTTCTTGGAAATGTCTTCATACTGGCGCCGGATTGCGGCGATTTTGCGTTCATAGGTCGCAATGTCGTCGCGTGTCCACCAGTTTTTAATAATACCGCGGTGATTATAGACCCGTGATGATACATGAAGCGCGTGAGAGATTTCGTGGCCGAATGTGAACCCGACCGATGCTAGGTCGTATTCATACCCGCGCCCGAATTGGACGTTCATACTGTGCATATACGCGGTGGGAATATAGATGCTATTTGTATTCGGGGTATAATATGCGTTAACAACGAAGGACTGGTATCCGACGAGTTTCATCGTCCCCCAATTCATAATATCCAGGTCGGTTGACGAGAGCGACGACGAGGACGACGACGACGAAGCGGAATGCCGCGCGATATATTCCACCCGCTGGACGCTCCTCTTCAGCAGATTCCCCCACGCATCTTTCGGGTCATAGTCCAGGTTTGTCGGGTCAGGCGCCGAGAGATTGGCTTCGCCCACGTTGATGCGAAGCGTATTCAACTTTTTAAGCGCACCCTTCTTGGTGGTCGGCGACATCCACGTATTATGTTGGATACGCTCTTTAAAACATTCCAGCATTGTATCCCCAATCTCTCGCACTTTATCGACCATTTCTTTATTTTTATAGCGGCGGGTGAATTCCTCCGTCATTGTCTTCGGAAAAGCATACGCGAGCCCAATGATGGGGAAATATTCTCTCGGAAAGTGCGTTTCCTTCCCGCGGATGAGCGTGTCATTGAAGTCCAGATAAATATTGCGCCACTTGTCGTGGAAACATATGAGTTGGCGCATATAAATAAAATACCAGTAACTCTTCCATTTGTCCGACGCCCATTCCTTTTTCAAGGTTGTCATAATCGATTTCAGATATCCTACTTGATTCGCGATGAAATAGGGCGGCACTTTAGTGTCGTCATACCCAATCCATTGCGCCATCTCTCGCCAATCGATATCGGTAAGGCACATTGCGTCGCGCGTAAGAATCCGGGTGGCGTCACGAATATTATGCCGATAATGCGGGGTTTTGAGCCGTTTTTCTTCATCCTCGTCATAGGCGGCGTCGCTACTCCCGCAGTCACAGTGCTGATGTTTGTCGTGGTTCTTCTTCGTTCCTTTACTCGAGAGATGCGGTGGCTTATCCGGATGATTTGCGTGATTATACATATTCGCATAACTATCATCAAAGCGAAGGTCAATATTATTCATTTGCGCCATAATAAGACACTCTATGTCATATACATCCTGTGCGCGGATATTGTGGGTAATCTCATATTCGCGGCCGAGGCATTTCGTGAATACGTCGTCAATAAACCGCATAAACGCAGCAGTAATAGTGCGTTTGTATTTGATATACTCGACGGTTTTGGTCTCTGGGCCGCCGTCGCTGTCGCCCTTGCCGCCGCCGCCGGTCTGCGTATGCGTATGCGTATGCGTATGCGCGTGTTCATGGTGACGCACTACCGAAGTGCTACTTACATTCAAACGCACCCCGCGCATCGCCTTTTCAATAAGTGTGTCATTCAAATAAAACCGGTAATCGTATAGCGAAAGAGATGGCCCGCCAATATGTGCTGATAATTTGCCGGGGGTGTATTCATCAGGGTATGCGTTCCACACGATGGGAAGCGCCCACTTTATCATTTCATTCTGGTTGAGGACGCCGAGGAACTTGTAGATGTTATTTTCCTGGACGAGTTCGCTGTATAATTTACAAAACTCGGATATATGCCGAAGAATCGGTTCTGGGTGTAAATCGCGGAATGATGCGACGATATTTTTCATTTGCCGCGCGGTCGTCGTCTTCGAATGCGTATACTCGCGCACCATTGTAAGCACATTTTTGTATACGTCATCTTGAATGAGTTTGAAGTTGTCTAAAGGGCGGATATACTTTAATTCTCTCGGAAGAGTCTTTGGCACTTCTTTCAACCACTTTTGATTGGCCCATAAATAGAAGTTATTGGTGCGGAGTGCGTCGCGGGCGCTGGCGTGGCGGCTGCGGGTGCGGGTGCGGTGCGTCGTATCTCGGCGGCGTCGGCGGCGGCGCGTTTTTGTATTATTTGTCATTGGTTCACGAATGTATATTACGGCTATATATTCGTGAGATAATTCCGGCGCTCGGCTTCACTTCGACTCCGCTGCTTCGCTGCGCTCGGCTTCACTTCGACTCCGCTGCTTCACTTCGACTCCGCTGCTTCGCTGCGCTCCGCTGCTTCGCTGCGCTCCGCTGCTTCGCTGCGCTCCGCTAGCACCTCAAATGCGGCCTCTTCACCGCCCTATTATACAAATTACAATCCGGCTTGAATATCTTACTCTTGATGAAGTATGGCGCACCCATTGAATCGCCATGATACTGACCCGCATTCCCCGCGGCAACCCCATACGCCGACTTGAATGACGCACCATTTTTCGTAATCGTGTCCAGTTTCAGTCTCTCGAGCCGCGTCCCCGCAGACACCGCCCCCTGGACACCATATTTTACATTATTCGGTTTGTGGATGACCGTTGTCCGGCATTTTGCGCGGTCGGCCGCATCGGCGTAAATTCTCTCCGCATTCCCGCAATTGGTGGAATAATAGACCTGGGACCCCGTCTTGGAATCGCTCGGATTGACCGGTGTTCCATCCGGAAGGATATACTGGTTCGGCGCCCCCGACATCTTGGAAAAGGTTTGTTGCTGTTGGTATGTGCGGCATCTCGCCTGGAGATAGGACGCCGAGTTGGTATGATACGCGCGGCTGACGTTGGTGTTTCCGCTACGAATGATGCGTTTCTTCGTGTTGAACGAGAGATTCTTCGTTTCATAAATACCTGTATTGATTTGGTAAGACCCCGCCGCGCCGGGAACACCGACTTGTTTATAACCGGGATTCTGGACGATTTCATCGGGCATACATTCGCGCAGGAAGGGGCGCCGGATATCTTCCACGATGTAGTTTTGCTTGGACGCCACACGCGTATCACAACCACACGCGGTTCCTCTAAAGATAATACCGCCGGGACGGTCAATAAAACCGATAGTAGGTCGGGACTTATTCGTAGAAGACGGCATAATACTCTTACGCCAGTGCTTGATGGGGCGCGGTTTGAAGGTGGAATGTTTAATAACATTCTTTGTTTGAGGAAACTCGCAGCACTTTGTGTCGCGGCCGAAATCGTCCAGTGGGTTTCCTTCGGTAGACGGACCGTTCTCCGCAGGTCGGGTATAGCCAGGAAACACGCTTCGGGTAGTGGATGCTTTTGTGGAAGTTATTGCGACCCTCATTGTTCTAAAATTGAGAGGCCATGAAACGAAATTCTTACTCATTGATGTATTTTATGTATATTATGTATGTATACATAACATAGACAAATAAACATAGCCAAATAAATATAACATATACAACAGGAATGCTGGAATACATACAGTTTTACACGAAAAATCTCTCGAACTTTACGATTTTATTATTAATTGGGTGCGTCATTGCGATACTAGATATCACCATTCGGAATGTCGTCAGGGGGGTTTATCTAAATGTGCGAGAGAATATGCGGGTTCGACGCGGCGGCGGGCGCGAAGGAATGGAGAATAAAGACGACGCGAAGAAGGACGGCGGCGGCGGCGGCGGCGGCGGCGACGGCGAGGATTGTCCCAAAGATTGTAATGCGGTGGAAGCCCTGCGAAAGAAGTTGACCGGTTTGATTGAAAACGCATCTAAATTACAGAAGGATATTCAAGAAAATAATGAGACCATCAAAAAACAACACAAGACGATTGAGAATATGCAGAAAAGCATCCAGAAATTGACCGAAAAGTCAAATAAATAAATAAATTATATATTACAATGTAAAGGCATTCCATCGGAAGGCGATGATATTTCACAGTTTCATACACCACCCTGGTGTATTTAGGTCAAATGTATTAGAATTTATAAATGATACCGAGACTCACCCTATCGTAAAATACAAGGCATTTATTGTTGCTGGATTGTTGATTGTTACGGGATTAATGATATTATTATTATTCAACGGCGAGAGAATATTCGCACATGCTTTCTGGAAGCATCTCTTTCTTCCACTATCGGATAATAATACGAATAACAACATGTCGGATGCGGCCATTTTCCGTGAGGCGGTGGAAGGAATGACAACGACGACGACGACGACGACGACGAAGACGAAGGACGGCAAAACGACCACGACAGATGGTAAGTTCGTCGGCGCAGACACAGAGGCCGCAGAAAAGAAAAAGAAGACACCATGCGCGACCGAGTGCGGCCAGTATATTGAATTAAAGGGCAAGATAAACGACTTATCCAAATACGTGGACGCGGTGAAAGACCAGAAAGATGAAATCAAACAAACGGAAAACAAGCTTCAGGCATTAGGAAAACAAATCCAGGATTTGAATACGTCGCTTTCCCCGGGGGGTCAATTGAATATAACGATACAATAACCGACGCCGACGCCGACGCCGACGCCGACGCCGACGCCATTATTTAATCTCATCAATAAGTAGTAACGTGTGTTTCTGAAACGAAAAACCTGAAATAAATGTCGTCATTAATAGGACCATCTTATGACTACTGGAAAAGTATAAAACAACCATCGGAGATGGGAATGTCGCCCGGGTTTTCTCTCGGCGCACTCGCCAATAATGTAGACGGTCTTCTCTCGTATGTCGAAGTTCTTATTTCCGGAACGGGTAATGCGAGTGTCACCGGTAAACCCCTCGGTAATAAATTCTTCTTGCCAACAACTGGAAAATGTAGCGAGACGACGGCCGCGCAGTGGAAGAAAGAACGCGATGAAGACGCTGCGTGGGATAAGGCTTATGAAGAAGTCCAAAATAAAGAAGGCGCCCAGAAAATCACCGAGGATGAAGCCACGAAATTGAAAAACGCGCTGAATGACCAGAAGAAACAGCGCGACGAGCAACGCGCCAAAGATAAGAAAATTGTGACCCGCTGGATTTATGTGAATAATATCCCGGATGGTTCGATTCCCTTCATCGCGAGTGGTGCGGACGGCCGCACATTTCAGGACCTACGCGGTCTTATTCCGGGCGCACTCGGGAATTTAGGCGCATTGAGTCCAGTTCAATTATTCAATGGTTTCACCGCAGGGACCTATCCGGATTGTGCCGAAATAACATTACAGACGGTGAATAATGATAATGTGCGCGGGAGCGAGACACATCACGTCGCGCTGGTTGAAATGGTGGAAATGAACCCGTGCCAATTTCCGGGGAGGGTTAATCCCGCATCTGGGAAATCGTGTGGTAATAGTGATGAGGGGTTTAACGCGATGGGGGCCAACGAAGAAGAAAAAAAAATAGATATATATAAATATTCGCTTGTTTCCGAAAACGGCGAATCCGTTGGTATATACGAAATGGGAAGTTTAGCTGGGTCGTCTGGGGTCGCGTATCAAACGACGCATCGCAGTCCTTTAAGTTATAATACCAAATCGTCGCCAATCACTGGATTGTCGTTTGGAAGGTTTGGGCGTGGTGGCGACGCGAAAGAGGCCCCCAATGCGCGAGAAGTGATGGAGGAACATAACGCAAATGCTGGTTCATTTTATAAAGACCCCATTTCGATGTCGGCGGCGTCGTCGTCGGCGTCGGCGGCGTCTGCGGGTGCGTCTGCGTCGTCGCTATATGATGAATTAATAGAGAGACTGTCGGCTTTAATGAATACGCGCAGTGGAACCGAGGGGGGGGAAGACAAATCCGATATTCGCGGCGATACTTTATCACAGACATACTATTATGGAATAACCGCGATTATGCTGTATTTGTTATATAGAATATTGTATCGTAAGAATCGAAAGTGAAATACGTATAACTACGTATTTATGAATACACACGAGAGTATACGCGTGTATTCATAGAATTTATTTCATGGCCGCCCGTAATGTCTGATGGCGATTGCGGCGCTTATGATGACGGTGCGTCTTATTATTTTTCATATTATGGACGTAGTGGTTTTTTCCGCCACTGAATAAAGAATTTGATGTCGCGGGTGGAGCGACGGGCGCCTCTGACACTGGCTCTGACACTGGCTCTGACACTGGCTCTGACACTGGCTCTTCCGACGCTTCCGGTGCTTCCGGTGCTGGCACTTCCGACGCTTCCGATGCTGGCGCTTCCGGTGCTGGCACTTCCGACGCTTCCGGTGCTGGCGCTTCCGATGCTGGCGCTTCCGGTGCTGGCACTTCCGACGCTTCCGATGCTGGCGCTTCCGGTGCTGGCGCATTTACGGGTATTTCTGGAATTTCTTCTTCAGTTGATGTATTCGAAGAAGAATCAGGACGAGGAGGAGGAGGAGCCGATGATTCTTCTTTCATATCGGGTTCAGATCCCGATTCAGAACCCGATTCGGAACCCGATTCGGAACCCGAGTCGGAACCCGAGTCAGAACCCGATTCAGAACCCGGTTCCGACTCGTCCAACCCTAAACCATCTACAGGAAACCCGTTTTGGTCTGCGTGTTTTTTCAATGAAATTTGTAACTGTGCGACAGAACCTTTAATCGCAAAAAATGACGCAATCATTTTGGAAAATTCGCTCGTATCAGCCTGAACGGGTTCTTCCTTTTTCGCCGACTTCAATTGTTTATTTTCTTCTTTTAATTGTTGATATTTATTACGAAGCGTCTGGATTTCTTCTGCGAATTTTTCAAAATCAACACCATTATCTTCTTCGTCATCGCTGCTCTCGGCACTGCTCGCGTCACTGCTCGCATCACTGACTGCTTCGACGTCTTTTGTGGGTTCACTCCCCACTCCGAATGCGCCTTTTAGTTTATCCATCATAGATACATTATCACCAGCCGCAGGTGGTTCGGGAGCAGGCGCAGGCGCAGGAGCAGGAGCAGGCGCAGGCGCAGGAGCAGGTGGTTCGGGCGCAGGCGCCGGTGCCGCATCCGCATCGGATTCACCCGAACCATCGGGTTCCGTTTTTTTACCTAAACCTATGGCACTTAAAGCATTATCCATAAAAGACGGTGCCGCGGCGGCATCGGCGGCATCGGCATCGGCATCGGCGTCGGCATCGGCGTCGGCGTCTTTGTTCGGTTCTGAAAGAATCGGGTCATCCACCTTTACACTTTTATCGTCATTTTCGGTTTTTTCGCCACCCATCCCTAAAAAACCTAATACACCACCACCTTGTCCTCCTTTCTGTTGTTGTCGTAAACCTCCAGCATATTGTTTTGTTATACTAGATACACTCGGCATAATAATTGTTATACTATTCTATTATAATATAGCAATTTTATATTCTTCGCGCAATGGTCTAAAAGCGGACACGCTTGTGGAGCTCAAGGGCGACGAGACCACCCGCAATCTGTGCGAGGATGTAGGGAAGAACGTCCGTCATCGGAATCTTTCCAGCAGCAGCCATCATTACAGTGACCGCGGAGTTGAAGTGACCTCCGGAGATGTGTCCACCGAGCATAATCGCGATGGCTAAAGCCGCACCGATGGCGATGGCATTGCCAGTCGCGATAATGACATAAAGGAAGAATACACTTCCAAGGAACTCTACCAAATACTTGTTCAACATTACGTAGTGTGCGTGTTATACAATAATTTAATAAAAAAAGATTATCCTAAATTATTATACCTATACGATTTATCGCCCAGAATGGAAGGAATGATTCGCCCCTTTCTTGGCCGGCGCAATACACCCGCCCGAACGGCATCGGCGAAGCGCGTCCTTTTGAACTTGAAGAACGGGGCTTTTAAACGTCAAAGTATCGCCTAAAGGCGCGCGCGTAGAACTGATTCCGATGGAATGAATCCGGCGAGATTGGATATATGAAGATGAATCCGTGGAATTGTATATTTTCGTCTTTTTATTCAGAATCGCGTTGTATTTCACGTCATCCGCGCCAACCGCGCCGGCGGTGCGTAAATAGGACGCGCGATTCATTGCGAATAATGTATCGCCCGCAGATGGGCTAAATTGCTCTGGCATATTAATGGTGCGGTGTGTCATCATTGCGATAAGGTGGTATTATATGTATATTAGTATATTATGATATATTATTGTCATTTCAATGTCATTTCATTGTCATTTCATATTTCATAATACGCTCGGCTCCGCTCGGCTCCGCTTCGCTTCGCTATCTTCGTATCGCGCGAATGGCCGACTGGGCCGCATTGTTGGCACCGCCAAACCCGGCGTCATTGTAGTTTCGGTTCATCGCCATCTGCTTGCGAAAACGCGTGTAATCGGAGCCGTCATACACGAATTTGGTGTTACAAGTGGCCGATGGGACGCCGGTGCCGTCTGCGTTGGCGTGGACACCTCCAGCTAAACCGCGCCATCCTGAAGCGATACTTTGTTTCACACTAGTGACCTGGTTTGAACCACCTGACGTATAATTTTGGCGGGAAAGATAATCGCCGGCGTTATTCACAACGCGAAAAGGGGTTGCTGCGGGGGCGCGGCCGCCCAATTTTTCACTGGCAGCAGACCCGTTCCATGCTTTACGAAGAGTAAAACGAATAGTCTCTAATTCGGAGCTCCCTTTCAGAGTTCCATTTGAAACAGGATGAGGGGAAACACCCTTGACACCTCCACCTAGTCCTAAAGAGAAATTCATTGGATTTATATATTACTTATAATATATTAATCCTAAAAGTAAATAATATTCTGTATACAAATTGACGACGATTGTCCTAGGAATTAACAATTAAGTCATAATCCTCGGCGCCACATTCATCGTCGCCAGCTCCTGAAACAGCAACTTACACGCATACGGTATCTGGACCAGCGCAAAATCCGCGCGATTGTCGCACGTCTTACAGAAGTGAATACTTCGCTCATCATTATACGACGCAATAATACCGCACTTGCGACATACGTGGACTTCGTATTTATCGGAGCAGTCATACATTCGCCCCCTAGTGAAGCGCGATGCGCCGTGCCCTACCATCGCATCACGCTCCATCTCTCCGAATCGCAACCCACCATCACGACTACGCCCCTCCGCGGGTTGGTGCGTGAAATTCACCATCGGTCCAATCGAACGACTATGCTGCTTGTCGCTGACCATATGCTTCAGGCGCTGGTAAAACACCGGTCCAATGAAGACATCCGACTTGATTTGTTCGCCCGTGAGTCCGTTGTATAAGATTTCGTTCCCATTCATTTCATATCCGACTTTCAGGAGTTCCTTGCTAATATCCTTAATGTCGTATTCACCAAACGATGTGCCGTCGCCGAATAAACCGAGATTCACGAGAAGCTTCCCGAGGAGGGTCTCTTTCAGTTGCCCGATTGTCATACGGGACGGAATGGCGTGAGGATTGATAATAATATCGGGGCGAATACCGTCCTTCGTAAAGGGCATATCCCGCTCGGGAATAATATTGCCAATCGTGCCTTTCTGCCCCATTCGGCTACTCACTTTATCACCAATCACCGGTTTGCGGAATGCGCGGACGCGGACTTTACAGAAGCAGTATCCTTCGCCGTTGCTGTCAATATAACTCTTGTCTACATAACACTCCTCGGATGTATGGTATACGCGACTGATGTCTTCATATTTCACGATTTTCGTGGGGTCGTTCCGATTGTCCTTGATGGGAATCACCTTTCCCATAATAATATCGCGATTCTCGATAAATGTATTCACTGGCATAACACCGCGCTGGTTCAACTTGTCGTAATTCCCGAATTTCATTCCCTTCGTCTTGGATGTGTCGGGGTGGCATCGGATTTCCTCGTCGCCGTTGATTTTCTTGTCCTCGTCCTTTTCCGTGTGATAAATCGTGGCGGAGAACATCCCGCGGTCAATGGCGCCTTGATTCACGAGAACGGAGTCTTCCTGATTGTAGCCGGTATACGACATAATCGCGACGATGAGGGGTGCGCCCGATGGAATTTCCGCGAGTTGAATCATCTGCATGAGGCGGGTATCCACGAGGGGGCGGTGCGGGTAGGTGAGAACATACGCGGTCTTGTCCATACGGCGCTGATAATTCGTGACGTAGATGCCGATGGCTTGTTTTCCCATGGCGCAGTTTGAACTCGCGAACCCGTCGCCCGCAATAAACGAGTGGTTCTCACTGGCGACTTCAATATCAGATATGAGACGGTTGGATACTGGGATGATGCTGTGGATGGGGACGAAGATACAATTGTTTTGTCTCTGAATTATATCTTGTGTCCATTCTTCAATGTTAATCATTTGATTCGTAAAGTTTCTATATTTCAAATATTCAATATTTATGAAAGACGCCATATTCTTTGTATCACAATATGAATAACCTACTGTTTCATAATACCTTATCAGATTTTGAGGCGTGCTTGATATTCTAAATGAATATTTGACACGTGTAGAATTAATTTGTTCTTCAAACGGCTCTTGTTTGGTAACCTTAATATCTAAATTATTTAAAATCGTAATACACTGTTCCATAAATCTTTTCAATGAATCCTTAATCGTCGGGTTTATCTGTTGTGATGTTTCTTGCATCTTGATTATATAACCCTTTATTCCGGTTCGTTTGTCAAGAACTTTGTCCCATCTAATTTTGCATCCATCACCACCTTGAAATCCACTAATGAATTGGGAAGAGACATACTTGTTATTCATAATCCATCTAGGTATTTCATTTCGTGGTGTCTCTGTTTTTTTACCATAACTTACTCCCAGGCTCACGATAAATGCTGGCAAACACCCGGTAAATGTCAAATTGAATGTATGATGAGTCTGATATCTCTCTGAATCGGCAGACTTGAAAGTTCTGGTTCCTTCTGTAATTTTCACTGGATTAAATCCAATCATTTTCAAATCATCAATCATATTTTCTGCGTCAACTCTTCTACCGAAATCAAATGAACATTGAAACTCATTGTAATTATATTTCTTTTTCCTGTATATGTTAATTGAACCATCCGCATATAAGTATCCAATTATCCTTGAGATAACACCTAGTTTGTTATTATTGGAGTATAGTGGAAGAACTCCAATGTCTTTCAAATGATTGATATATTTTTGAGTTTTTGTAATTTTTCTATTAACTGTTTCTTCAATATTCAACTCTTTCATTTTTAAACGAAACATATCTTCGTCGATTATTAATCCACCATCAATTTCAACCTCACCTAATCTATTATTATTTGTCCGATTATTAAACATCCCCACCCGTAATTCTGGGTCCTCCATCATTTCTTTCACAGTTTTCCACCCCGCATTCGTTGTGAACCGATGGTCTTCCGTCGCAATGATTTCGCGCCCAGAGATGGTGGTAATCTTGTATACCGGTTGCGTGTTTTCTTGGATGAAATGATTGACGACGGTGGTCTTGCTAACTTCAAAGGTTGTCGGGTGATACGTCATCACTTCGTCGCCTACTTTGACGTCTTTGATGGGTATACGCCGACCGTCACTCATCAGCACAGTTTCGTTACTATCCAAACACTGATACGTATTCCTAGGCGCCTGGTTGTGCTCTGGGAATGGAATACACGACGCCAAAATCCCGAAAATCGTGCTAGGATGAATCTCGCAATGTGAATACTTGTAAATATAGGGGGATGTCGCCAGGTCCCGCTCATTACGCGACAAATGCTTCGGGCGCATCGCAATCATACTGAATCCCTGCTCGTCTGGGTCAATATATTCAATCACGGCGTGATTAGGGGCCTCCTCCTCTGCGCCGCCGCTCGCGATATGCGTGAGGAGGTCGTCCCACCCAATATCTTTCGCCGCCACCCGGTCTATCATTTCCTTCGTGATAAAGAGGTCGTTCGTATCCTGATTCACCAACAACAGCGGGCGCATCATCCGCCCCGCGTCATTACAAATCCGGATTTCCGCATTCGGATAGTCAAACACCACCGATGTATATATATTAATAACTCCGCGCCATTTCATCAGCTTGAACTCGCGATACAACCGCACTGGGTCGCGCGTGATTCCCAACCATATGCCGTTGACAAACACCTTCACCTGGCGATAGGTGTCGCGCGGCGTCAGTGTTTCCAGGCGCTCAATATATTCATCAATATATGTGTGAAGCGACGTCGGATTACTATGGATGGTCACGTGACTCAAATAACTGATATTCTTGACAACACCGATACTCCCGCCTTCCGGCGTCTCCGCGGGACAAAGGAATCCCCACGATGTATTGTGTAACTTGCGAGGCGGCACCAGTTTGCCGCTCTTGTCAATCGGTGTATTGATACGGCGGAGGTGACTCAAACTCGATGAATAAGTGAGACGGTTCAACACCTGTGCCACGCCTACCTTATTGCTCGTCATACTCTTAATTCCGAAATCGCCCGTGGATAACGCACGCTTCAATCCGTTTTCAATGGTTGTCGACTTAATAATCTTATACATATTCGTGTCATTGATTATACTCAAATAATCATCGGTTGACCGCCATGACCCCGTATTGATTTCGCGGACGACCTGTTTTGACATATCCTTCACCAGTTTGTTGAAATAATTCCGGAATAGGTTATTCAGAAGTGCGCCGGTGAGGTCAACGCGCTTATTCAAATAAGAGTCGCGGTCATCCTGTTTGTTGATTTCAAAGAATGCGCGCAGTAGCTTGTTCGCCATATATCCGAGGAAGAATAATCGTTGTGTCGCGGTATTACAATGTGGGAAGAGGTCGTTGTGAAGGACCTCGTGTGCGAACTCGCGCTTCTTCATCGCGCCCGTTTCTTTATCCATATTAATCGGCGTAAATATGACCTGGGATGTGAAATATTTGACCGCGTCTTCCTGGGTCATAATACCATTTGCGTCAATGATGGATGCCTGAAGTGCTTCTTTAAGTCGTTCGGTTAATTCTGCGCTTTTGCCGCCACAGTCGTCTTCGCCGCCGTTGGCGTTGGCGGCCACATTGAGCACAATATACTCGCAAATATCGCGGTCAGATAAGACGCCAAGTGCGCGAAACACGACGAATAATGGAATCGGTTGTTTCATTCGCGGGATTTGAATGACGAGGGGGTGTCCGAACCCGTTTTGCTTCGTCATCACCATCATATTGATTTGTTTCGGCGAAATACACTTGGAATCAGGGATGGACTTGATTTCCGCGACATAGAGCCACTTGTTGTTGTTTTTGGCGACATTGTAGCAGAGGACCTTGTTTTCCGCAGCGCGCTCTTGTCCTAGCACGGTTTTTTCGCTCCCATTGATGATGAAATAACCGCCAGCGTCATAGGGGCATTCACCGGTGGCATTATGGTCGAGGTGCTTGTGTTGTGTCAATACGCAAATACATGATTTCAGCATAATCGGCAGTTTTCCGATTTGGATTTGATTGAACACCTTGTGATGAGTTGTTATTTGTTCGTTGTCCGGCGCCGTTCCGCGCACAATATACTTCACCATCATATCCACCGTCATCATTGATGCGTATGTGAAATTGCGGAGTCGGGCTTCTTGTGGAAAGAGGATTTTGGTTGCGCCGGTATTTTCGTGTATTTGTGGACGGGACAAATACAAATTCGCAAATGTCACTTCTATTTCCAGGCGGTGTTTGTGGGTGACTCTGTCATAATCCTGGTCGGATGTGATTCTAACCGGATTAAACATGTCGACGGTTCGCTTCAGTTGGACGTTCACCATATCATTATAGGACTCAATCTGGTGGCGCACCAGTTGGTCGAGATGTTTTCCTTCGAAATAAGAGCCGATAAGCTTCCACGGTTCTTCAATATAACTTCCGATGCGGCTTTGGATTTTGTCTTGAAGCGACGCCGTCGTCGCCGTCGCCGGGGCATCCGCCGCATCGGCTATATTCGCGGCGTATCGGGGATTCATTCGTTCGTATGCCTGAAACATTGTTTCTTCGTCGTTGTTGTCGTTATTGTTAGTCTCCTCCTCCTTCTTCGTCGTCGTCGTCGTGGCGGGTGGTGCTTCTTCCGGGTTCACTAATTTTTGTTTGCGGATAAGTTTTGGCATCGTTGTGAATAACAATAATGAAATGGAATGGAATGAATTAACCCTGATTGTTATAATTCAGGATAAACTATAATGTATATTCAATTTATTTTTATGTTCTTTTTCAAATGATATCTAATGCTGACGAGTTATGAAATGGATATAAACCTTTAATGGGTTATTCTATTACCCGACAATCGCGTATATTTTTATCAATGTCTAACAATCATCGCAATAACAATGACCAGCCTCCGCGTAAAAAACGGCGTTGGTATTATAAGCGTCCGTCTAATCCGATGGAGGCCCCGCCGCTGCCCCCGCCCCCGCCGCCCACGACGCAACTGCCGCCTCCACCGCCTCCACCGTCACTTCAGGATACACTAAAACAGCACGAAAAGGAACGTATTGAAAATGAAAAACAGGTATCACATATGGAACGACAATTACACAATTATTTTCATAAATCAAATACACCTTATTCATTTGTGGATGAAACTGGTATTTATAAATTTACACCCGCAGCGCCCACCAATCCATTTACGAATATGACATTTACGCCGTTTATTCCATCTCAATCATCATTCAATCCACAAGGCTCGTCGTCAACACAGACGAATTTATGGGCGTCTATTTTTCCGATTAACCCCGTCGTCGCACCCGTCGTCGCGCCTGTCGTGATAGAAATCCGCGAAAATATTCAGCATATTGACGACCTCATCGCGCTATGTGATAAATATCCATTGTCTGAAACCAATAAATATAACATTAATATGTCGGCAATTCATGCGATACGCGAGCCTTTGCGCGATTTATCGAATATGATTGGAATGGATACAATCAAACAAACAATCGTAGACCAGATTCTATATTATTTACAGGGTCTTCATATTCCAGAGAATAAGAATAATACAAAGGACGCGGCAGCGGCGGCGGGAGCGGCAGCGGCGGGAGCGCCAGTTACAGAACCTATATTTAATCCATTTGCGGCACCATTTCAATCTTCGTCGACGATGAACATGGGGCTACCACCTCCGCCGCCGATATTTGATTTTAAAACATTAAATCAGCGTATATCTGACAGTATTAAAAAAAATACATTGATGGACGACGGTGGGAACGCAGTATTACCCACAAAGGGTGATTTTATGCACACTGTCATATATGGGCCACCTGGGTCAGGTAAGACCGAAGTTGCGAAAATCATCGGCCGGATTTTCAGCAATCTCGGTATTTTAAATAAGAAAATCTTCAAAAAAGTTAGCAGGAATGACCTCGTTGCGGGGTATTTAGGGCAAACCGCAATCAAAACGAAGGATATGATTAAGGCGTCGCTCGGCGGCGTCTTGTTTATTGACGAGGCGTATTCACTCGGCAACTCCGAGAAGCGCGACAGTTTTGCGAAAGAGTGCGTGGATACCCTGTGCGAGGCATTGAGTGAACATAAGCATAACTGGATGGTCATTATTGCGGGATATGAGAAGGAGCTCAATGACTGTTTTTTCGCGTTGAATGAGGGGTTGAATTCGCGGTTTACGTGGCGGTTTAAACTAGACGGTTATAAACCGGGCGAACTGAAATCCATCTATGAAAAACAGGTGCGGGATTATGGATGGACGATAGCCGCGACAACGGCGGCGGAGACGGCTCTCCCCGAATCGTGGTTTGCGTCACGAATGGATTATTTCACGACATATGGCCGTGATATGGAAACATTATTTACGAAAACGAAAATCGCACATAGTCGTCGAGTGTTCTGTCTTCCGGTGTCCGAGAAAAAAATAGTGACATTCGCCGATTTAGAGAATGGGTTCAAGCTGTTTATTGAAAATCCGGAAGTGAAAGAACGGAAAGAGCGGGGGTTCGGGCCGTATATGAAGACGTTATATTTGTAAATATATACTCGTAGTATCTTATAAGTTATATATAAGATATTACACGATTCTGTAATAATGAGTGGTGAAAGAAAAAGTATAGTTATCAATGCCGAATCATTAATGGGCGGCGGCGGCGGTGGCGGGGGCGGGGGCGGAGCCAGACGACAGACGAAGCGCACGAAGGAACGGAAAATACGACCTAGTTCAATCGTCCAACCTAGCACGCTTAAAAAAACACTACTCGAGAGAATTAAACAGCACCAGCGAACGAGAGAACGCGCACGCGAACATCCAGAATCACAGCCATCATCGGGCAGTGGCGGCGGCGGGGGCAGTGTCGGTGGCGGCGGCGGCGGTGGCAGTGTCGGTGGCGGCGGCGGCGGTGGCGGTGGCAGTGGCGGTGGTGGCGGCGACACTACATTCTCTCAATCGATGGATTTTCTGCGGAAACTCGCATTGAAACGCCGCGAGCGGCAGCAGCACACCCAGAAACATCGCAGCGACGGACTTGGGCTGCCCGAAGCTAAAACACCCGAGGCTCAAATGTTGAATAAAGTCGCCGAAACATTACACAATGGTGAAATTTTGACAAACACGGGATTGCTTGGGTTGCCTGTCGTCCCGACGCTTCTTACACAGAATACCGGGCCCACCCCCGCTGTCGTGTCGTCGCCGATGGTTTCCCTCGGTCCAATGCCGATGATGTCGCAGATGCCGATGATGCCGGCGATGAATCAGGAGACACCACCGATTCCGAAAATATCAGAATTGGCCGAAATGTATAATAATACGATTGCGGGCGCCTCCGCTGAAACACCAGAACCGGTCGAACCCGCCGCCGAACCGGCCTTACATATCCCAACTAAACTAGAAGACTTTCTGCCATCTATTTTCCTGAAAGAAGAACCCCCTCACGGGTGTCTCAAAAATGGGAAGAAACCGACATTTCGAGAATGGGCTACAAAAATGTTGGGAGGTAGTGAACCCGCCGCGCCGACGCCAACGCCAACGCCGACGCCAACGCCGTCGACCGAGTTAAACGGCGGTGGAGAACACGCAAGCGACCAACAAGTAGCGGGTATGCGCGTGAAAATCCGCAAAACAAAGAAGAAAAGCTATCGTATCGGAAAACACGACGATGTTGTCGGTGTGTTATTAAAAAATAAACAGACACAACGGCATATTCAGAACCAACACCTCACATTAAAACAGAAAACAATAGGCGAAATCCGGAAATATTTATACGAACATCACTTACTTAAGGTGGGTTCAAATGCCCCTCCAGATGTATTGCGTCGAATGTATGAGGACTCCATTTTGACAGGAGATGTTAAAAATACAAATAAGGATGTATTATTACACAATTTTATGTCGGGGGGTGGAGGGGAGTAATGCCGCCGTTCGCGGCTTCATTCCATTCCATTCCGCTCGCTACACTGCCGTTCGCGGCTCCATTTCATTCCATTCGCTACACTACCGTTCGCGGCTCCATTTCATTCCATTTCATTCCATTCCATTACGCTCGCTACACTACCGTTCGCGGCTCCATTCCATTCCATTCCATTCCATTCGCTACACTGCCGTTCGCGGCTCCATTTCATTACGCTAGCAATGTGTACATATATACACTATATTCTCCGGCATCGCGTGTGTATCACTACAGCCTGCCCTCGCCGGAAACAATATATCTTCCAGTGTTCGCCCGTGAATATGAAACTTTCGCGCCTTCTTCAATAGAAGCGGCATGTCCCGTTGCTGACGCGTAGCCACAAGATCATCATAAATATGTTGAATGACATAATCCACTAGATATTCTTCCAAACGACAAAATCCTGGGTCTCGACGACCAATATTTCCAATACGACACGTGTCTGTTTCGATATCAGTATCGACGTGGCCGCGATTGATATTCCGACTGTTATTGTCATTATAATAATCATTGATGCGTATCGGTATGTTGAACTTGTAGTTCCAGAATGTGTCACATGATATACGAACATCAAGAGTAACCATGGGGATATTATTGTTGTAAAATGAGTTCATTTTATTGTTCGTATTGTCAATACATAGATACAACAAATGCGCTTTAAATCGGTATTTGTAAAATACGACATAAACTCATAATGATATGATTGTATACATCATAATGGATATCTGGATATGCGACCCGACTACACACGAATGGACATCATCTCGACGCAGGGTTCATCCAGCAATGCTCGATGCCTACTCTGAATATAAAGAGCGCCCGCATTACTATCGAGAGAAACCTTATCGTAATGGTGAATATATTGTATATCGCCCTGATAACGACCCCTATTTACCTACCTATATTGCGCGGATTGCTGCTGATATTCCTGTGTCCAATGATGGAAATGAAATCATTACACAAATGATTCACGAAAGAATAGATGCTCAAGGACGGGCAATACCGATTATGGACCTCAATGATGTATATGTGTTTATAACTGACCCGGCCGTGGTGGGGCCGACGGCCCGCGCGAATTGGTTTCCCGCGCGGGAGTATCAGGCGTGGGCGTATCGCGATTTTATGTATGACCGTAATAAGAGCATCATTAAATCATACATGTCGCGCGGAACATCTCCATTTGTATACGAAGGGGATGGCCGAATTCTCGCGAATCAGATAGTTACGATTCCCATCACGGGTATTGATGTAAATATTGTGTTTACGATTGGGCGGAATGTAAACAATAGTGTTCATCTCGAGAGAAATGACGCAATGGGGTCGCGCCTGCGTGTCTGTGACAATGAATATGCGCGGTCCGGGTATCTCGGATTTTATACCCGGATTACGATGGATCCGGGGATAATTGTCATGCCGCCAGTGCCGTCAGTGTCTGCGACGCTTTCAACCGCGCACATCTCCGCACCCGAAGAAACCGACGACACAGAACATCAGTGTATATTATGTGTTCGGTTTCGCGTCAATGCGCGGTTCTCGCCGTGCGAACACCAGGTTTGTTGTTCCGCGTGTTATTCGCAACTATCAAAAAATGAATGCCCGGTATGTCGTGCGGTGATTACTCGGGTGATGAATACGTGATATATAATTCGCGTAATTCATCAACTGTTATACTTTTTTTTGCCCGATGATGACGAATTATCGCATATTTCATCGAATTACATTGTCTTTGCGTATCAAACATAAACAATGGGATGTTGTGTTGTCGCAACCGAGACAATTCTTGTTTTGTCAATGTCATCACATCTTCCTTTATCAATGCGTTAGGTTGAAATACGATGTCTGTGTAATCTGGCGCAATATTCCGCATCATATATCTTATATACGCCGCTTCGTATTTGGCGCGTTTGGCTGATATACACCGTTTCATTTTATACGTTCCGGATATAAAATTAAATATAAGCGCGTTATTGTTTACACACATTATTTCACCTGCTGCGTATATTCGGTAAGATACGTTATTGTATGTTTTGGATAACTCGGCGAATAACGCGGAGTCCTTCTTCGCCATTCTATACATAATCTGATGATGTTTTGTGCCGAATTCATACATGTTCATTGCCCTTGTTGCGTATATTTGCGGCATGCCGTCGTTCGATTGTGACAAAACTACGGTGTCATTTGTTGCCGGGTCCTTCCCTATGATGGACGTTATAACATATGTATAATACGCGCCTGGTATAAAATTTACTGGATTCATCATGAGAGGACTTACTTCATCGATGACGCAAGTCGTTTTTGGCGTTGTATCATATGAGTCTATATGAATATAGTAGTATTTACCTGCGTCCGCGTCGGCGTCGCCGATTTTTGACGAACTGAATCCTTGTGTATTGTAAACATGGCGATACGGGTCTAGGATTGTGTTGTGCGTTATCTGTCGTTTTTCTAATGGAAAACTATGGATTGGAATGGCGCCGCTTCTGGTTCTATTTGGTTTCGTAATAGCGGAATAAAATGATGGATCTACACGAAACATAGGTATAGGTATAATACGGTTATACTTCTATATCGGTTCGTGCGTGCGTGCGCGCAAATGTGTAATAAAGGTATACACATTATTATATGTAACGGGTTATCGTCACGAATCCATTCCTATGGCACTTATTAAAGAGTATTTTGCCCTTACGGATAAATATACCGCGGAATATGGCGCGAATACGGTCGTCCTCCTTCAAGTCGGCGCGTTCTTTGAAGTCTACGGACAAATAATTACTCCGGCCGACGGCAGTGTTACGTATACGGGAAGCCGTATCGACGATTTCTGCTCGATTTGTGAACTCGCAAAGGCGCATAAAACGCCCGGATTCGTTATGGCCGGGTTTCGCGATTATGGTCTGGATAAGTATTTGAAGAAATTACAGGACGCCGGGTATACTGCGGTGGTGTACGTCCAAGATGGAATAAAAAATCCGCCGGTTCGGGTGCTTCAAGGTATTTATTCGCCAGGGACCTATTTTTCTACGGATATTGCGGCGGCCGCACAGTCAAATAATATAGCGTGTATATGGATTGAGAAAATATCAATGACCGGCGGCGTCGGCGGCATGCTTATCATGGGAATGACAGCCATTGACATTTATACAGGACGCGCAACCATCTTTGAAACCGAGAATAAAGACTCGCATAATCCTACTACATATGATGAAGTCGAGAGATTTATATCGTCATATGTTCCATCCGAGGTTATTATTATCTCCAATCTCTCGACGAGAGAAGTAGAAGACATAATTCATTATACAAATATCCAGGCGAAGATGATTCATCGGGTGTCGACGACGGCGACGGCGGGGACGACGGCGAAAGCCGAGAGATGCGCGAAACAAAACTATCAAATGGAGGTACTCGCCACATTTTTCCCGGATGGCCGCGCTAAATCTCTCGAACAATCATTTATGAACTACTCTATCGCCTCGCAATCTCTTGTTTATTTATTGAACTTCATCTATGAACATAACCCTAGCCTGGTTTCCAAGATTCAAGAGCCGGTGTTTGAGAATATGTCGGATAGATTAATCCTCGCGAATCATTCGCTGCGACAGTTGAATATATTAGACGACGGGAATGCGGCGGGTGGTGGCGGTGGCGGCGGCGGCACGGGTGCGCGATTGAGTTCTGTGCTTTCATTATTAAACCATACGGTCACGCCTATGGGGTCTCGTGCGTATAAGTATGCGCTTTTACACCCCACTTTCCGCGCAGAAGACCTAGAGCAGGATTACGCGATAACGGCGCATATTCTATCTCTCGGTGCGACGGGCGTGGATACTGCGACACTCCGCGAGAGATTATCCTATATGAAAGACATTGAGAAACTACACCGCCATATTATTCTAAAAAAGATTACGCCTCAACACGTATACTATTTATTCAATAATCTTCGTCATATCCGCGAATTATATACGGAGTGTTATCACGATTCGGAGGTTGCGCGGTATCTCTCCGAGAGAATTCATATCCGAAACGATGTGGTCGGGAAAAGCACGATGTTGCTTGATATGTTTGAGAAGACATTACATATTGATATGTGCCGTGATATTACAGATACACTCTTTGAAACCAATATTATTCAGCGTGGGATATCTACTAAATTGGATAAACTCACCGATGAGTATCGGGTGACCCAGAAATCTCTCGACGAGGTCCAACGGATACTAAATGAGTTGATACAATCGGGCGAGAAACCCGCGTCGGGGGCGGCGGCGGCGGCGGCGGCGGACTACGTCAAACTCCACGAGACCGATAAAATGGGGATTTCGTTCCAGGCAACCAAACGCCGCACGAAAATTCTAGAAGACCGGATTAAGAAGCTGCCCGCGAACGGAAAGATTATTTCGATTTCATTGGGAGAGGGCGAAGGCGGACGCGTCCTTATGTTCGATACAATGGGTATCACGTGTCCCGCCGCATCTAGCAGTAACAACACCATCCACAGTCAGCAAATCTATGAATTATGCGCCGCAGTCGTATCCCTGCGTGTGAAAATATCAGATATGGTGTCAGTCCTGTATAACCAGTTCATCGGGTCGCTTCATGAATACTACCATGATTTTGAGAATATGGTCGCATTTGTAAGCGCGGTAGACATGATACAGAATAGATGCCACGTTGCGCGGAAGTATCGGTATTGCCGACCGACCATCACGGACACGGGCACGCCGTCGTTTGTCCGCGCAACCGGGCTCCGCCACTGCCTCATCGAGAGAATCAATGAAGACGAATGTTATGTTACCAATGATATTGAATTGGGGGGAACGGGAACAGCATCAGGGATGCTACTCTACGGGACAAACGCCGTGGGCAAAACCAGTCTCATCCGCGCGATTGGTGTCGCGGTTATTATGGCACAGGCCGGTTTTTATGTCCCCGCGACCACGTTCGTATACCGGCCTTACCGCGCGATAATGACACGGATTCTCGGTAATGATAATCTGTTTAAGGGTCTGTCTACGTTCGTCGTGGAAATGTCGGAACTTCGCGTTATTCTGCGAATGGCCGACTCGAACACTCTCGTGCTAGGCGACGAATTATGCTCTGGAACCGAGATGGACTCCGCGATTAGTATCTTCGTGGCGGGGCTACAACATCTTTACCGCGCTGGCGCATCCTTTATTTTTGCCACACATCTCCACGAAATCGCAGCGTATTCGGAACTCCGAGAGATGGCCCCGCGCCTCCGGCTCGCCCATATGCGCGTATTCTACGATAAGTCACGCGACACGTTGGTGTATGACCGGAAGCTCCAGGACGGCGCAGGTGAAAGTATGTATGGCCTGGAAGTGTGTAAATCGCTTCATCTGCCGGGTGATTTCTTGGAGAATGCGAATACGATTCGTGTGAAATACCGGGGGGTTAGCACGAAAACGCCGACAGCGAGTATTTTGGATGACGCCACGCCGTCGCGGTATAATGCGGCGAAGTTGCGGCGGTTATGCGAATTGTGCGAGAAAGCGCGCGGGACCGAAGTCCACCATCTACAGCATCAGGAGAGCGCAGATGCTGACAACTTTATCGCGCATATCCATAAAAACCATCCGGCGAACTTGGCGTCGGTTTGCGAAGACTGTCACCGAGAGATTCATACGACGGGGGTGGAACATATGAAGGTGAAAACGGGGAAGGGGGTGCGGATTGTGGCGAAGCCAAAGGCGACCCCTAGATAACAGCCTTATTATCTATACGTAATGTAACTGGATACAACATACGTGTAAATCAATCAATGGACCGAGTATCAAACGCCCTTACGGCAATCAAAGACGCAGGAACATCGGGTGCGAGTAGTGTAGGCGGCTTCTTTTCGTCAACAGCGGAGAGCGGCGTCACGGCATTTAAAGGAACTAGTTTAGGCGAGTCGTTTTTTAAGAATATAGGCGCGATTTTTATTGCGGTGATGATATTACTGGGAGGGGTGTTATATATTGAATTCAGATCCGGAGCCGTAGCCGGAGCGGCGGGAAGCAGCGGAGGCGGAGCCGGAGCCGCAGGAGTTGTTGAAAAGAAAGTCTATATTGAGCCCAATACCGGCCGCACCCTCCCCACCGACGTCCCGTGGACCGTCCCCGCAATCAGTATGCGGAATGAATTGAAGGAGGCGTTTGGCACCGCATATACGGAAAACGAATTGGATAAAATCCATACCAAGTGTAGCGATTCCTTTTGTGTGATGAACCAGAAATCCCCGGAAGAACTAGAACGGGCGTGTAATTCTATTACCACACGCCAAATGTGCGGGACAAAATGCTGCTGTGGATGGACGAAATACACGGGGTTTGAAGGCGATAATGACCCCACGGTTGTAATGAATACGGCGGAAGCCAACGTCGCTGACCCTAGTGGTAGATCGGATGGCGCGAAAATCCCCGGAAAATGCGTGGCGGGGAATGCGAAGCGGCCGTTTGATATGAATGAACGCGATATCGCATACTATTATTATTTAGGAGAGTGTGTTGGTGGGCGCGGGTGTATGAAACAGGGGGCGGTTCAGGGGTAGGTAGATGCGCCTCGCCTCGCCTCGCCGCGCGCAATATTTTGTGTTGGTATTGTATAATAATAATAATAATAATAATAATGAATCCAACCGGTCAACAATCACAGCAGCAGCAGCAAAATGGCGGATGGAAGATGAGTGCGACGCCGTCGCGGTCGCGGTCGCCAGCGAAAACGGCGAAGCGTAAACAACCACCACCGCCCGCATCGTCACTCCACGGACAAAATCAGACGCAACTCCATAAGATTATGTCGCTCTTTCAATAAAAATTGATATATAAAAACAATATGTTATCATATATCAATACATCGTCCGATACAATGATTATCCCCGTCAAATGTTTCACCTGCGGTAAGGTTATCGCCGACAAATATCGATACTATTTAGCTGAAGTGCGTAAAATCAAGCTTTCCCGAGACCTCGATGTTGACAAGGTCATCTACCTCACGGCAGAATATATCGACAAAACGCCGGAGGGCGAGGTTATGGACTCGTTGGGCCTTACGAAGATGTGTTGCCGCCGTCATATGATGACGCATGTGGACATTATTTAGTCGCCGACCGCCGACCGCCGACCGCCGACCGCCGACCGCCGACCGCCGACCGCGTAGTATTTTTTATACTATATAGTATAATGGCAAGTAAAAAGAAATATACAAGAACGACCCGTAAAAAGTCGTCGAAGTCGTCGACGTCGTCGTCGTCTAGTCGTCGGCGACGCCACTGTAAAGGTGGGCGTAAATCAGGATCGCGCAACAAGAAAACCGAAAAAAAACACAATAAATGGTACCAGAGAGGCTGTCAATCTGGTGGGGGAGGCGTTACAGGTGGTTGGCCTTGGGGTCCTAGCGACGTTCATCATACACAAAGTGGGGGCGTTCCTCAATCCATCAACGGAAACCATTACTCTCTGAATACCACGACAATGGCACCGCCGCAAAGCAGCAACCATCTCGTAGAACGGGGCCAGAACGGGGGTGGGTCCAAAAAGCATAGGCGCCGCCATCGCCGATTTTTGGGAGAACAACATGGAGGAATGGCCGCATATTTACCCGAAGTCGCGAATACAGGACTCCGCGGTCTTGCTGAAATTCCCGCAAGCACGATGAACTCGTTACAGGGCGCATCCACGGCGTTTCGTTCTTCTGACCCGACGATACAGCCGATTGCGCAGGCAGTTCAGTTAGCGTAGCGGAGTCGCGGAGCAACGAAGTCGCGGAGCAACGAAGTCGCGTAGCAACGAAGTCGCGGAGCGGAGTCGCGTATTATTATTTTTTTGTAAAATACTAATATATACATTCATTTCATTCCATTATTCCATTCCATGGACGGTATTCTCAACCGGGTGCGCTCCTTATGTACCCCCGCGCTCATTTTTTTCATCATCTCGGTCGTCTCCTTATTCGGCATGCTGTTTGACAACCTGGAAAACACCCACCATTATTGTTTCGGAAATGTCAGCTGTAATGTCGCGAATACGTCCACGATTTTCATTGTGGAAATATTATTCCTCGTCTTCTGGACATGGGTATTAGACTTTATCTGCTCGCGCGGATACACCAATTTCGCATGGTTTATCCTGCTTTTCCCTTATATTTTACTTCTCGCACTCCTATTATTTGGCGCAGCCGAAATACGCAACACACAAAAGCAAAATGAGGCAAGTGTGCCCATAGTTATCGGACCGAACAATGACGCATTTGGCGGAATGCGGTTTTAGCACCTATGCGGTGGCGGCGGCGCCGCGAAGCGGACATAAACATTATTTATTATGAATTTGTAGGTATATAATAGCAACAGTATATACATACAATGGATTCTGACCCGGAGTTACCCTGGAAGGTCATCAAGCGTCTATTTGAAGATGACCCTCAAATGTTGGTCCGTCATCACATTGATTCCTACAACGATTTCTTCGGCAAGGGGATTTTCAAAATATTCCGCGAGAGAAACCCAATCATTCTTCAAAAAGAACAGGACCCAGACACACAGGAGTTCAATCTTCGCTGTGAATTGTATTTAGGTGGAAAAAACGGCGACAAGGTCTATTTCGGAAAACCGATTATTTACGACGACGACCGCGAGCATTATATGTTCCCCAACGAGGCCAGGCTTCGCAATATGACATATGGAACTACGATACATTATGACATAGATGTTGTATTCAAAATCGCAAACGGCGGCGCGGGCGCGGGCGCGGGCGAAGGCACGCGATATGACGTCACCACCGCCACTCTCGAGAGAATTCTCCTCGGCCGGTTCCCCATCATGATTCAATCCAACCACTGTATTCTCCACGGTCTTGAACCGAAAGCCCGTTTCTATATGGGCGAGTGTAAAAATGACTACGGCGGATATTTTATTATCGACGGCAAGGAGAAGACTATTATATCCCAGGAGAAATTCGCGGACAATATGATTTATATCCGCGAAAACAACGAGGATAATGTATACACGCACGCCGCCGATGTCCGCACCGTCAGCGAGGACGCTTCTAAACCCGAGAGAACACTGTCCGTCCGCATCGTCGCACCCACCACCCTTTTAACAAACAAACAAATCGTCGTCAATATTCCCAATGTGCGTTCACCGGTCCCGCTTTTTATTGTGATGCGCGCCCTCGGCGTTCTCTCCGACCGAGAGATTCTAGAATTCTGTCTCCTTGACCTCGACGAACACGCCGAACTCCTCGACCATTTCATCCCGTCTATCCACGATGCGAATAAAATCTTCACACAGGAAGGCGCGATTAAATTCATTGCGACCCTCACCAAATCCAAGACCATCCCGCAGGTCCACGATATCCTCATGAACTATTTCCTCCCACAGGTGGGCGAGACGAATTACATCCAGAAGGCGTATTTCCTCGGGAATATGGTATACAAGTTACTCCGCGTATCTCTCAAAATCGACCAACCCACCGACCGCGACAGTTTCAAATTCAAGCGTATCGAATTAAGCGGGTCGCTCATTTTTGACCTCTTCAAAGAATACTACGCGCTTCAACAGCAGCATATCCGTCTCGCAATGGACCGCGAGTATTTCAAAGACCCCAAGAAATACGAGAAGAATTTCATCGGTCTCGTCCAAATGAACTACCAAGAGTTTTTTAGAGAACGTATCGTTGAAAGCGGATTCAAAAAAGCATTTAAAGGGAACTGGGGCGCGACCGACCATACAAAGCGTATAGGGGTCATCCAGGATTTGAATCGCCTGTCCTACAATTCGTTTCTCTCGCATCTGCGTAAAATAAACCTGCCGATGGATAGCAGTGCGAAAGTGGTTGCGCCGCGTATGCTTCACGGGTCCCAGTGGGGGATGATTGACCCGGTAGACTCACCCGATGGCGCCAATATCGGGTTTCATAAACATCTCGCATTCGGGGCGCGGGTCACGAACCAGTGTTCGGCGTATCCAATGACGATCTGGTTGCGCGAAGTCACGAAGATGCATCTACTGGAAGAATGTACGCGGATGTTTCTTCATTATACCACAAAAGTGTTCGTAAATGGGACGTGGGTGGGCGCGGTGACACGGCCTGAAGAAACGATGCGACTTATTCGGCTTCACCGGCGTAATGCGCTTATCCCCATCTACGTGAGCTGTAGCTGGGATATCAAAAACAACGAGATTCATGTATTCACGGATGCGGGGCGTCTGTGTCGCCCGATTTTCTACATTGACGAAGAGACTGGGCGGCCTAGTTATGACAAGGACGAAATCCTGGAGATGATACGCGCAGGGAAAGCGTCATGGGCGCAAATGACGACGGGATTTACGGTAAAATCAGACCCGACGTTTCAGGCAGCACACTGTAATTATTATACAATAGACGAGCTTTACGGGCGGGCGACGGATACATCCGCGTTGTCTGTTAAACAGAAAGTGAGCGAGGATGTAGCGCGCGTGAATACGATTGAGGACTTTCGGCGGTTGAAGGCGACCCAGGCGATTATCGAGTATCTCGATACGTCGGAGACGGAGTCCACGCTCATTTCAATGAGCCATAAGTTCGAGAAGGCGAGCGACAGCGGCGAGGGCGAGGGCGAGGGCGAGGGCGAGGGCGGCAGCAGCGACAGCGACAGCGACGAGGGCGGCGAGGGCGAGGGCGATAAGAAAAAGGGTCGCCGTAGCAGTCGCCGCCGCAGCCATCGCCGTCGCGCCACTGTTCTATCCGCCGACGGAAAACAGTATACCCATGTTGAAATTCACCCATCCATGCTTATGGGTGTTATGGGCAACCAAATCTGCTTCCCAGAAAATAATCCAGTCGCGCGTAATGTCTTTGGGTGTGGTCAAGCCAAACAAGCCGCGTCAATCTATCACAGCAACTACCAGGTGCGTATTGATAAAATGGGGGTTATCCTCAATAACGGCGAAGTCCCCATCGTGAAGAGTCGGTATTTGGATCTCATTAATCATGAAGAACACCCCTGCGGTTTCAACGCCATCGTCGCGATTATGTCGTTCAACGGATATAATGTCGAGGATTCGATTCTTTTCAATGAAGCGAGCATCAAGCGCGGAATGTTTCGAATCACATACTACAACATGTATGAAGCACGCGAAGAAAGCAGCAGCGTCCGCGGCGCACAACGCGATACCAGGTTCGCAAATATCCAGAAAGAAGGCGCAATCGGAATCAAACCCGGTTATGATTACAGCTACCTCGACGACAATGGGCTCATTCGCGAAAACACCGAAATGGACGATAAGAAAGTGGTCATCGGGATGGGGTCGGTCAGCATCCAAAATGAAGGCGGGCAAATGCGCGATATGTCGACCATGCCAAAGAAGGGACAGCTCGGGTTCGTGGATAAGGCGTTTATGACGGAGGGCGAGACCGGGTTCCGCATCGGGAAAGTCCGGATTCGCGAAGAACGACTTCCGGCCATTGGCGATAAGTTCTGCTCTCGTTGCGGTCAGAAGGGGACTGTCGGGCTGATTATTCCGGAGAAGGATATGCCCTTTACAAAGGACGGGATTCGCCCCGACATTATTATTAACCCGCACGCGATTCCGACACGCATGACAATCGGTCAACTCATCGAGTCGCTTATGGGGAAGGCGTGTGTTCTTCACGGCGGATTCGGCAATTGTACCGCATATACGAACAACGGGACCAAACACGAATCGTTCGGGTCTGTTTTGACCGGATATGGATATCATTCATCGGGGACAGAGGTGTTATACAATGGAATGACGGGAGAGCAAGTGAAGAGCGATATTTACATCGGACCCACCTATTATATGCGTCTGAAACAGATGGTGAAGGATAAAATCAATTACCGTTCACAGGGCCCGCGAACACAACTCACGCGCCAGACCGTCCAAGGCCGCGCAAATGACGGAGGTCTTCGTGTAGGTGAAATGGAGCGCGATGGTATATTGGGGCACGGCGCAGCGCATTTCTTGAATGAATCACTAATGGTGCGCGGTGATGAATATCATATGGCGGTTTGTAACAAATCGGGCATGATTGCGATATATAACCCGAACCAGAATCTTTTTATGAGCCCGATGGTAGATGGGCCGATTCAGTTTTCAGGAAGTTTGACGGACGCGGGAGGCGCGGACGGCGCAGGCGCGACGGGTGCCAGTGTCGTTCATATGACAAAGTTCGGTAGGTCATTCAGTATTGTGCGTATTCCGTACTGTTTAAAACTCCTTATGCAGGAGTTGATTGTTATGAACGTTCAGATGCGTATTATTACCGAGGACAATATCGACCAGCTCCCGAGTATGTCGTATTCTAATAATGTTTACAAGGTCATCAAGGACGGTCGCGGCGCAATGGGGGTTGATGATATTATTGAGAGAAATCGTGTGGCCGCAGGACTGAAGCCGCGCGTTAAAACGAATGTCGCTGCTTCTGCTTCTTCTGCTTCTGCCGCAAACGGCGAGGAAGAGGAAGCCGCAATTGGCAGTCGCGTTTATTTACCAAGTCGTAGCGAAGAAGAGGAAGAATACGATACTCGACCTAGTGCGGGTATTATTCCTGCGGGCGCGAGTGGGGCATTTGACCCGGACATTCATCCCGAGGAAATTATTATGGAATTGGATATTGATACTAGGCAAAATATTCGAAATTTAGGTTGGCGATTCGCATTGAAGGCGGATATCGCGCGCCGGATACGAGGCGCGGCGGGTGCGGCGGCTGCCGCAGAACCGTTGTCTGTTACCGGTGAGGACCTTCTTCTTGAATCCGTTATTTTGGATAAAAATGGCGAACCCACCGAGATATGGGCGATTAGTGGGCGCGAATGGATGGGTGATTTCCCGACACGATTTCCCGACGGATGGTTGTCGGAAATGCTCGTCTATCCAGACGACACACCTATTTCACCGAGTGATATGGTAGAAGAACTGCGTAAGATGCGCAAACCTTTGAACTGGGTGTTGGCGATTATTTCGCTTATGGAACGATACGGGCGACGAAAGTTGAAGAGCCGGATTGAAGCAGAAAATGTGGCGATGGCTGAAAATGTCCGGAATATTGAAACCAATACGAAGGAAACCGAGCGCGTTTCTGGTGAAATTGGGCGCGCGAAGCGGGAAGGAAATGTGGCGGAAGAAGAACGCCTTAAGGTCCAAATGTCGCGACTTATGGACGAGCGCGTGAAATTAGATGCGATACGCCGAGAGATGGAGGGCGACCCGGATTATGTTCCACAAAGCCCTGGATATACAAGTTCTTGGCCAACGGCCGAGGAGGAAGGGGCCGAGGAAGGGGCGAGTCGTGTGCGCGGTGCGGTTGCGTCATTTAATGCGAAGATGCTTGATAAATATGGAGATAATGATGAGAATCTCCCAGAAAGCGGGGGGGATTATTCGCCGCGTGCGCCGTCATCGCCAGCATATTCGTCGATATTTCAAGAAGGGGGGGGTAGACCACGCGAACGCGGTCGCACCGGTTCGAATAAGTTCATTCCGCAAATTCCGACGGGTGTTCTTGAGAGTTATTTGAGTTCGCGATATGGAGTCGCGGCGTCAAGCAGCAGTAGCAGCAGCATCGGCGGCAACAGCGGTGTAATGACAGGCGGCGGTGGCGGCCAGGTCGGCCAGATGAACATACCTACTATGAATATACCAGTTGTCGCAACAATGCCGATGGCTGGAATGATGCCGATACAACAACAACCGCAGGTCGGCGCAGCTACCGCCGCACAAGGGACTGGACAGGCGCAGACTGGAGGCGGAGCCGGCGTCGGTCTCGGTGGCGCTCCAGCCGCTCCTGGCGCAGATGGCGTGAAAACATTATCAATTAAGCTATAAGATTGCCGGTCGATGGCCGACAAGATTGCCAGTCGATAAAATTGAATAATAAAGATTTGTTATTATATAGTACATTCATTCCATTCATTTCATTCATTTCATTCCATTCATTACATTCATTACATATTATTATGGCATCCGCAGTTGTGAGCAGTGGAACCATTTCAACATTATTCAAGTCCCGCAATATTCTACTTCAGTTGCTCGCACGACAAGGAATGGATGTATCCAACTACACCGATTATGGTGTTGCGGAAGTCCAGACCATGTATGCGAATAACCAACTGGATATGCTCCTTACCACCGAAAAGGACGTCCATCCTACACGCAAAGTATATGTCAAGTATTATTTAGCCAAAACACTGCGCCGAGAGAATATCAACCATATGATTGACGACCTCTTCTATTTAGAGCAGGCGCTTCAACCCACGGATACCCTTATTATCGTTATGAAACAGGAGGTCAATGACACCATCGTCAATATTCTCAACGAGATTTGGGAAAAGGACCGGATTTTCATCGTGATTCATTCTCTCGACCGGCTCCAGTTCAATCTACTGGAGCACCAGTATGTCCCCGAACACGTTATATTAAATGAAGCCGAGCAGGAGCAGGTGCTTAAGAAATACAATATAACCGACACGAAACAGATGCCGAGCATTTCGCGCTACGACCCGGTCGCGCTTGCGATTGGGCTGCGTCCCGGGCAAATTTGTAAAATTACCAGGTCAAGCAAGACATCGGTCACGAGTGTATACTATAGGTATTGTGTGGCGAATTAACGGAGCGTAGCGGAGGCGGCGGCGGAGGCAGCGGCGGGCCGGCGCCAGGGTTATTTTTTATCACGGTTATATAACTGTTATATCACCGAGAATAGAGTATTAAAAATGGCAACGTGTGATGCTTCTACAAAATTTAGACTTGACCCTACCGGAACCGAGATAACGGCCGGTACTTCATTTGTCAATCTATGCAACGCGACCAGAATCGTTGAACAATTACATAAAGAATTTACAGAAAAATACGTTGCGACCGCTACGGCCCGAGCCACCGTCATCTCCGATGCCTTGAAAGTCAATCCATCATTTCATTTAAGACGGCAACCTACTCTCGGTGGATTTAATAGCGAAGCTGCCGGAACCACCGTCGACCGATTTTATAAAGAATTCACGGCAGATCCCCAAAACACATCATCATACAATGGCGTCGTAAGCGCAATTTTGAAAGGCGCATACGATACGAAGGACAGTTATAAAACTTATCCCGACGCCATATCCAGATTAACGAATTTTGATTCGCCTGCGACCTTTAAAGGTATTTATGGTCTACATAAAGTAACAGAATTATTGGAGGGCGACATCCGGAAGAAGATTGTTTCAACTACGTTGAATTTTAGTGACAAGAATAGTGCCAATATTCGTGATTTTAATAATTACCAGAAACGTCAGGGTATCAAGAGCACGATGGAAGAAATCGCACACCGAGAGAATCAAATCTACCGCGAGAAATTCTTGAATATTATTTTGATACTTGTCGGTATTTTTATTGTGAGCACGCAACTCGTAAATAAATACTTTTCGTTTGGAGACGGCGGCGGCGGCGGTGGCGGCGGATTCGGATTTGGCGGTATTGGCGGATGGTTGTCTACGCGATTCGGTAGTGGCGGCAGCGGATTATTTAGTCGGTTCGGCGGAATCGGACTAGGAAGCAGTGGGCGCTCGCGCATTGGTAATCTATTTACCAGTAGCCCATATTCATTATCGCGGAGGTAGCGTGGCGCGAGACGTGGCGCGCGACGCGGTGTTGTATGTTATAATATTCGCTATATATAACATACAGAATGACGTCGCACGATGTTTTATTCCCAAACGCGACACCTTTTTCACTCGACAATTTCAATAAGAAGGGTTCACAAGAAGGTCTCACCGTTGAAAATGACGATGGGTTAGATAAAGCAATGGCCTCGCTCATGACGGAATTCGCGAAGGACCAGGACAAGGACCACGGCGCGAAGCCGCCACGAGAAGGAATGCTTACCGGAACGTCAATGAACTTGAATTTACTTCAGGGGGACCTCGTGAATTATTCGCGGTATGATATGGATAAGAACCCGATTCAACCATTTACGGAGCGCGATGAAAAGGCGGGGGGGGTCGTTTCGTATAAGGAAGGGCTGACAAATGACCCGGCCACTGTGACAACGACCACTACAGGAACAACCAGCGCGGGTAAAGGCCAGCGACTACTCGACTTGGAGAAGAAATTAAGCGAACTAACGACGGAATATACGACCCAGTATCGACTGTATACCGACGACCTTCTTACGCGGTCTCGGTTTCTCCAGACGAACAGTCAGTATTTAAACAAAATCGTCCGCGATATTTCGTATTCAGGCACCGATGCGACCGCCGCTTTTTATTTCGTGAATTCGTTCGGTCATACCCACCGCTATAAGGATTTGTCATCGGTTATGTTATATGACGATAAGACGTGCCCTACGATTACGCGCGGTGATGCGCTTCCCAGCGATGACAAGGCCAATCCCTTTAAAATAATGCCCGGGTCGTTTGTAGATATCAGCGGCGGTAGCGCCGGAGGCGGATTTAGCAAGTTTTCGGATTTAGCGAGTTACGATATGGCGAACTACGGCCCGTGTATTACTACTCGAAATGTGAAACTGCCTGGCGCGAGTTCATCCGAAGATGTATATGCGTGGGTGGACGCCGAGGGCAAGAAACACGTATACGAAAAAGGAGTATGGCCTGACAAACGGCATTCGTCGTGTCTTACCGCTGTTGTAGGCGAACCCCTGTCTCTCACCACGAATCAATATAACGCGATACCGACTGCGGCCGACCAGCCGATGAAAGAGAACAGCGAGTGTTTTCGCGCGAGTGTAGCACCCTCCATTAATACCAAATTGGCGGAGATTAAGAAAAAAATAGACGATACTGTCGCAGAAATTAAGAAGGAAAATCAGAATATTCTGAATAATGTGGCCAATACAACAATTATTCAACGAGAGAAGACGTTTGCGGAAAAGTGGGGGTCGCTTGACGACGATATTTTAGCTCAAATAAAGAAGCTATTGGGGGATTATTATTATCCGGCCGTTTACGTGTTTTGGTGCTTTATTATTCTCGTGGCAATATTGATGATATTTAAGTTCGCGTTTTTGTTTGTATCGCCGGGGGGTGGCGGTGACGGCGGTGGCAATAGCGATGGCGGCGGGGTCTCTTTACTGGGAGTCGTCATTATGGCGCTCATTGTGATTTTTGCCGTGTATTACTATTTTTCATACACGTATAATTTGGATGTGGATATCACGCGTAATGATACCGATACGGTGTATACTGTGTCGTAATATCGCGTCGCGTCGCGACATAGGTATGTGTATATGCCGGAATGTATTCTATGTTATATGTATCAGTATAATACAGAGTATTCAGAGCATTAGAATACAAAATGAGTAATTCGGAGTATTCGCGATTACTTACAAAGATGGCCGAGTTGAAGTCGCTTACGGCAGAATATAAGGATATAACGGGGAAATATACACCGGCGACGGATACCACCCCTAACGGCGGGGTCAGTGCCGCCACGGTTGGTATTAATACTAGATATACCTTTAACGATGCCGGTATAAACGCAATGTCCTCTACAGCGACACCACTGGTCGTTCGTCCCGGCGAAGACTACAAAGAGTATTGGAAGTATGTCGGGAAGGTGGTTCCTGCTGCTGGGAGCACCAAATATACAAATTCACAAAAGTGCTGGAATATGGCAGCAAACGACCCACGCTTATTTAAGGCTGTTGTATATACTGGAAATAGCACATTGAGTTCAAACCCAGGCCAGTCCGAATGGGATAACCATTGCTATGGGTTGATGTGGGATGCCACTGGCGCGGATGTGTCCTATAACACTTCATCCACTGGATATGTAACTATGGTGGGGAGAACCAGTGACGGTGGTACAAACGGCATTTATACGAAATTAGGAATAACAGACGGAAACGGACCAACTGCGAATATCGCCGCCGCATCCAAATTATACGACATCGAACTACGTGTTAATTCCCTCGTCCAAGAAATCGCCGCAGTATCCGACTCTGGCATCAATAAAGAATTGAAGGACCTTATTGGGTCCGCCACCGATGCGAAGACACTCATTGAAAAAATCAATCAGTATATGAATGGCAATGTCGACGAGATAGCAAAGAATTATGAATTGTCGGATAAACGCAAAGAGTTGAATAATGTGTATTCAGAAATCAACGGCCAGACAACACTACGCGCAAGAAAATACCGGTTCATTTTTTACATTGTTATCGCGATATCTATTATTATCGGGTATGCGTCATATACATCTAAATTGCCACTCATCGACCAGATAGATGCGCTTAAAAATTATATTCCGTTGGGTTGGTGGACGAACTGGTGGATTATCACGATAGTGGTCATCGTATTCATTCTCTCGTCATTTGGGTGGGACATGAAGGGGAATATATTGATGGTGATACGTTATGTATCCGACCCCGAATTCTGGACTGGGCAGTTATGGTGGGTAGGCGTGACCTTCTTTTTATTAGTCATCATTTTCTTTTACGCGTCCTTTAAATCCTTTTTCGTGGAGTTTGACGCGGGGATGAAGGGGATACAGGAAGGTTTGGATGGGGAGTAGTAATTACCTACCGGTAATTTTATTCGTTGGTATATATAGTAGTCACATTGATTGTTATATATACATAAATGTTTTATCAAAATTCTAATGATTTAGTAAAAAATGCGAGTGTTCGGTCGGGGCACATACAAAACTCAAGTGGGACGCGACAGATGTTGATGAGGCAAGAGTTGCCGTCAGGTCTTTTGGTCTCGGGTGGCGACGACACGGGCGGCGGCAGTGGCGGCGACGCGAACGCGTCATTGAGTATCGGCGCCCGGTTTCAGAATATGATTCAGGGATTGATTGACAGTGTTTCACTGAAAGAGGGACTTACGGGTCCGGCAGGTCCGGCGGGAGTAGCGGGCGTAGCGGGTGGCGGGGGGGGTGCGGCGGTTGCGGGCGTCCAAAAGCAAACCGCAGAACATACGCAACAACAGAAGGACCATATTGAACGCGTCGGCGATATTATGAAGTTGATTGATGAAGGTGATAAAAATAGCCGCCAAAAATGGGTAGAAGTGACCGATTCGGCGGGCGTAACAAAATATGGATACATCACCAAAGATGGTATCTTTCAAATATGGAACGCGCCAGCATCGCCGCTCACCACGAACTGGCTCCAAACCGATAAAATGGCGCAAAATGCCGCCGTATTAGGCTGCCCCGCGGCGGCTGGTTCTATACAAAAACACAAAATCGCTGGAAGATGGGAGAAGATTAAACCGTTTGATATGGTATACGCAGCCGACGATAGTGGCCGTAAAAACCCCCTGTTTCTGTTGGTAAATGACGCCGTGCGTGACCCCAAAAATAGCATGAATGGACAGGGTCTGTTTTCGTGTGGCAATGAACGCGGTAATGTCTATGTTAGCCAGCGCCCATCCGCGGATTTCAAAATTTCAACAGAAGGTGAGACGAACCCCGTTGAAATGGGGTGCTATGTCATTGCGGATAATGTAAAAGACAACGATTTAACGAACAGGGGGTTCACATTCCAAGATGATTTGACCGAAGCGTCTATTTCGCAGTGTAAGCGTCGCGCAGAAGATTTGGGGAGTTCTTATTTTCTCGTATCTGCGCCTCAACCTGGAAAACCGAATAACCGAGGTGGTTGCTGGATATATACCGGATCGGGGAAACCAAATATTAACGGAATACTTACTTTAGACACAACCGCTAGCAAATGCCACACGGTAAGAAACCCGGAAGACGACGAGGATGGGTATATGAAGGCGTATACGACGTCCAATTTGAAGCGATTATATGGCAAGGATACCACGGTTAACGTCCCAATTAATCCACCCAATCCAGAATGCGACCATACAACAAGAAACCGCTGTATTTTTAAGAGTTATAAGCACTCTGGAGGCGGAATGTGTTATCCGTCGAATGGGAATGGGCAATGGGCGTATGGTGAGTTGTATAATTATAATAAACAACAATTAAAAGGTTGGTTGAATGCGCTTCATAACCGAAATGCGGATGGATTAGAACGTGATTCTGTAAATGAATACATTGAAAAGTGTAAAAACACAGAAGGATATGAATTTTTAGACGATAATCCTTCACAGCGCACAAAAACGGAGCGTTCTGTTGCGCTTTATTCATTGAAATCAGGTGGACCTACCGGCGTTGACACCGTTGACAAGAACGGTCGCGGTTCCATCGGTAAAATCGCGTATATCGACCACAATGGCGAGAGACACGAATACCCAGCGTCCGCGCTTTCTTTTATGGCGCCTTCCACCAACGCGGCGGGCGAAACACAGCCAGCATCCTATGTAAATTTGGGCGGTTATGATACGCGGTCAGCGGAGAGTTCGTATGGTCTCAAAGAAATAACACCAGGTAGTTTCAGTGATGCGGCCAATCTGCTTTACAAAGCGAGTCGTGATGGATGGACGGCCGCCGCGTTTCATCAGAGATGCGATAATAAGGGGGCGACCTATACGCGTGCGATAATAAATGATGGACGCGTGCTTGGTGCATATACATCGTTGAGTTGGTCGTCTACGGTCCAAAATTATCAAAATGACACAACCGCATTTTTATATGATGGAACGACCAAATTTCCCGCGGCAAATGGCGCTTCAGCGCCTGGACTGTATGCGACGTATATGAATTCAACGTATTTTCCTACCTTTGGCGGAGGACACGATATGTCTATATCGGGGCGCGATATGTATAATAACGCGTATACATTTGTTACAAGTAACGGGAAGGCGCCATTCGGACGACAGAAATCTACACGTGAAGATTATACATTACGAGACATTGAAGTCTATTCGGTAGACGCGAATACGTTCCCGAAAACAAACCCGCCTGACTATGAGCGCCGTTTGCGGACGATGCCTGTTGGCGAGAGTATAACGGCTTCTATGGAGAAATGCCGTGGAATCTGCGACGCTGATGAAAAATGCGGCGGGTTCGTCTATACAAAAAGCGGCAGTGGTGCGGATGGAAAATGCGAATTGAAAGACCGGGCGAAAATGTATCCGGTTGGATTGCGTGTTGCGGACCCGACAAAGCAACTGATGCTGAAAGTCCCCACCATCAATGGAACCATCACGGATGATAAGTGTAAAGTCGGAAACGGGAAATACGCCATGATAGACAGTGCGCAATACGCTCATTATCCAGATACTGGCGCAATGTCCGCAGGGACAAAGTGTAAAATCAACGACATCATTCCCAATAAGGTGGATACGGCAATGCCGGATGTAACGCCGGCGATTGTTGCCGTAAATGAGGTAACGAAAGAAACCGCTGCGAAAACGGCAGAATACAGTGCGCAGGTCACGTCGACGGACTCGTTTACCACACTTCGCGAGGGGATGGCCGGAGATATTTCCGGGGGTAATTACGCGGACACAATGAAGGCGGTCCAAGGCGACCTCAAGAAAATTGCCAACGCAGAATATCAGCGCGAACGCTTACACGCAATGACCGAAGAGAGTAATAAACTCTTGATTACTGAATCATATAAATTCATTCTTTGGAGTATTTTAGCAATCCTAGCGGTTATGGCGCTTTTGAAGTTGAAGGAAATGTTCGGACAGGACGACGCAGACGAAGCGGATGAGGGGGGCGCCGGCGAGGGCGGGTTGTTCGCATATATTCTCGGGTTGTTCGGTGTTGGAAGCGTGAAAACGGATGATATCGCGGATAGGACAGGTGATGTTAAGGAAGCGCTGAGTTCGGCGGGCGAACAATTGAAAGAAGCCGGTGAGAATTTGACGACGGGTATCACCGAAGGCGCCGATAATTTGGTTTCTTCCGCAAATGAGGCCGCAGCGGGGGCGGTGGAAGGCGCGAGGGGGCTGGCGGATAAAGTGAGCGAAACAGCGACGGATGTGGTGAATAAAGTGGGGGATGCTGTCGGAAGCGTAGCGGGGGCACCAGCGGCGGCGACTCCTGGAGCAGGAGCAGGAACTGGAGGCGGACGCGGGGGTCGCAGCAGTCGCACTGGCAGGAAGAAATAATAATATCATCAGTATTTATGGATTGTAACTACTCATTATATAAATAATGGCATATCAAATCAGTGAAAAAAATCAAATATTGTTGGCGTTATTCGCGATTGTCGTATTATGCGCGGGAAAATTATTCAAAGATCATCTTCACCGAGGCGGTTATGTTGAGGGGTTGACGGTTGTGCCTGTTTCGGGGAGCTGGACGCGTCCTACTTCTACGGATGTGGCTGACTTATCCGGTGTAACTTTCGTATTAAATGTAACGTTGGGTGCCCAATTGACAACCAACCAAACCATTACTGTATCGTGGCCTACCGTAACAGGTGTAACGATGCCTAGCAGTTATAGTAATTACACCGCGAAACAGGTAAAAGATAATACAGTTATCGCGATCCCCCCGTCATCAGGTTCCGCAACTACTAGTGTCGTTTTTACAACAAATACACCGCTTGAATCCAATACAACCCTAAAGATATCAATGGCGGGTGCAACGATAAGTAAGGGGAATACCGAGATTTCTAATTTTGCGTTTACAACCACAACAACTTCTGAACCAACCGCTGTCGTAACACCAATTACAATTCGGTCATTATCTCAACTGGCAACTGGTGAAGGTCCGTCCGCACAAGAAATCCGCAAGGCAATCACCACTATCAACACGCGTCTCGCGGAATCTCCACCACCAGGCCCGACCGAACAAAACAATTTAATTGAAGCCCGTTCCGCACTTGTCAACGTTCTTGCGTATACCTACGGAACCGTCAAAGAAGCAGGTAAGGTGTTTGATTCCGATGCGCTATATGAAGCCCAGAAAACGGCGATTGATTTTATCGCGAAAGAGAAGAAACGTGCCGCGATGAACGCAAAGACACTTTCAGAGGATAATACCAACAAACGTCGTATGGCCCAAGTGAATACGTATTACACGCGCAATTATGAAGCCAATACTGAAGTGATGAAGAATATCATTTATGTTTCTATAGTGCTTATTGTATTGGCCGTATTGCGGAATAAAGAACTGATACCCGCGTCGATTTCGACTTTAGGCGTTATTTTCGTTCTTACGATGGGTGGTATTGTCATCGGAAAGCAGGTGTTTGATATTATGCGCCGTAATGACCACGATTTTGACAAATATGACTGGAATTTTAATGAAGACGATATGAATAATAAATTTGTTCAACAAACCGCGGACCCGTCGAAACCAATGGAGCTGGGAATGGGTGGAGCGCCGTGTTATGGTCCTGGATGCTGTGATGTCGGAACCACGTGGAATGAGGCGAAAAAACGGTGCACATCAGCATCATCAGCAGCATCAGCACCATCACCAGCAGCATCATCAGCATCATCATCATCATCAGCAGCAGCATCAGCACCATCAGGATGAGCAACAGCGGTTCCTGGGAGTATCAGGGAAGTTCAGTGGTATGGACGACCGGCACGCCATAAGATGTTCTCTTGCGACGTGTATAAATACAATCATTTTTTAATCTAACAAATAAGTAGTTATATTAAAAATACATCCGAAATGGGTATAGATTTTGCTGCCGCAGAGGAGATTCCATCCGAAACAGAACAACAGGCCCGTAAAAGTGAGGCAGCGATGACTGCTACCGCTGCTACAGACAACGAGTCATTGGCTATCTCTGGGGGCGGTGGCAGTGACGCGCAACGCTCAATTGAAGAAGTCCTTCAAAAATCGCAAAATGACTTGACGAAAGTCCGGCAAATTATAAGTCAAGGTGGGTTTACTGGGCCTGAAAAAGATAAATATACGATGAGTCTTCATCACGCGGAATGGGTCCATTCGCGAAACTTGTATATGAAATGCGACAACAATATAAAGGAAACCAGCGTGAAATACACGGCTTTAGTAGATGGAAAGGCGCAGAGTCACGAAATCGCAAAGGCGCATAAAGTATGGAAAGATACGCGAGAGAAGTGTCAGAAGAGTGGCGCCGATTTATCTGAAAAGGCGAACCAGTATATCGAAACCGACCGGCGCGCGCGTGCGAATAAGAAAGCGGAAGAGGATATTTATCCGTCGGTAGGGCCGCAGGGGTTTCAGGTCCGCGGCGGCGGCGGCGGCGTAGAAGGTTTTGCGGGACTGGGGGGCGACGAACTTAAAGAGGGGTTTGATTTTTATAATGGTTCGGCGGCGGTTGAGAATGGTGACATTGTAGCGGCTAGTGGCACGACCCCCGCCATAAAAACATTCAACGCACGCTTACCCAGATATAAAGACGGAGCGCGTTCAATATCAGCAACTGACGAACAGACGATACTTCCTTGGGCTGATTATTATACGGAGTGTAGTGGGGTTGTCGCAGAATCAGACAAACCCAAATGCGAACTTGCCAATAAAGCAAAGGACAACTACATTGATTCAATCAATAATTTATTTGATAAAGCCGACCGGTTATTGAATACGTATTATAAATTACATAGCGCAGACGCCAATACCTCTTCCGCAGAGTTGGAAAAATTATTGCTCGACGATTCAGATATTACATCGATAATGAATAATCAAAAGAAAAATATCGCGCTTTACAAGCAAAACGCGTTATATGATTATGAAGAATATAACAGTCTATCTTTTTACGAAGACCTCGTCGGATTCCTTTATTACGCGGTGTTTGTTATTTTTATTGTTATGTCGTTGCGGGATTTCTTTTCGTCTGTAGGCGGTGCTTACGATAAACGCAATATTATTATATTGATACTACTTGGAATATATCCGAAATACATCTTACCGATTGTATTGTGGATGTTAACTGGGCTTACGAAAATAACCGAAATGATTGGGTTGAAGAATGTGCGCTTCTGGCGCGAATGAACATGTGCGCTTCTGGCGCGAGTAAGCGAGTGAGAACGAGCGAGCGTGCGCTTCTGGCGCGAGTAAGCGAGTGAGAACGAGCGAGCGTGCGCTTCTGGCGCGAATTACGCGTCACTATCGCCATCACCTCCCTCGTCATCCTCATAAAGGATGCGACACTTCCGCCACCCCTTGGTCGTGAGTTTCCCGAACTTCTTCGTCATATAATCGTATAGCTCATTGCCCTTCGGGATATTCTTGCCGTGTTGAATGACATACCATTTCTTAAACTCTTCGTATACTTCGGTCTTCTTGATATACGTTTCTTCGTCTGCGGGGCGAACCTTGTCGCGCAAGAACTCCGACAGGTAATCCTGTGTATTGCGATACTTGTTGCTGCTCGCAGTCACGGCCGCACACGTCTTCACCCGTCCATCTGTTTCAAATGCCTTCTTGACGAGCATCGCCATAAAGACATTTACCCACAATTTGATTTTCACATCCAGGTTCTTGTCGATAAGGAACTGATAAGGCTCTTCCGGGTCGTCGGTTTTCGGCTCTTCGCAGAATTTCGATTTATACGGACACAGGCGAATACGACGCCACGTTCCATCATCATTGCTCTTGATGTCAAACAGCACATTCGTACACACAACCAACTTGAACTGCGGAACAAACGAAATCGTGTTTTTGAAGAGGGCGCGTGCGGTCATATCGTCTCCACCGGTAATTTCCTTCAGGATACCTTCATTGATGCGGTCGCCCTTTGTCGGTTCCTGCATCACCGCGTATCGCACACCCTTGAGAACGGCGAGTTCCGGTGAAGCACCGCCAATCATCGCGCGTTTCTGTGTAACCGCCGTAATCGGAAGGACCGCCTTATATTCGCCCATAACCGCCGACATCAATTCAATGAGTTTGGACTTGCCATTACTGCCACCACCGATATAAATATTGAAGGTTTGTTCGCGGTTGGTTCCGATAAGAACAGACGCCAGATGTTCCCACATATACGCCCGAAGTTCTTCTTCGGGGAAGAGTTGCGCCATAAAATCGTTGATTTCGCAGATGAGAGTCCGGTGTTTTTCATCGTCCAGCGGGATGTAATCGATTTTCGTGGTTTTCGACAGATTGTCGTCGGGTTGTCCACGGCGAAACGTTTTCGCGTTGAAATCAATGACACCATTCTTGAAACACAGGAGTTCCGGTCGCGTGTCTATCTTGTCAATGAAATCCTTGTCGTAGAACTGTTCGCGCACCTCGCGCATAATATTATTCTTGAAACTGGTGGTCTTCAGCTTGGTACAGATATCTACGATACGCCGCGACCGTTTCCGCGCGGATGTATACTGGTCGGACGTGGGGTCCAGCCCGGATGTCAGGTCCATAATCTCGCGATGCTTCTTCGTATAAATATCGTGCATATCCTTGGAAATCAGCGCACGAAGCGAGTTGCCTTGGTCGCATTCACACCACCGATTCTTCTCGAATTCATACCACTGGTTATCTTTGACACTTACACAAACGAACCGGTCTTTGAAAATCGTATACAACACCGTCGCCAAATCTACATCCGTAGATGCGTCATTGGTCGTCTCATTACAAATCGTCTGATGAATGAAGTTGTCGATGGTTTCATTTCGGATTCGGTTATAGTCTTCCACGCAGTCATTTTTGGCCCAATACATGATGGACCGCCGGGTGAGACCGTCGGGGCTATAGGGGAAATTACACCAGGTTTCATAATGCTTCATAATATTTGTATACGAGAACTTCGCGGACTTTGCGCTGAAAAGCATCCATGTCAGGAAGAGTTTATCATTGGTATTGTGAAGTGCGAGACCGACGCGGAGCCATTTGTCATATGGGTCGTAGTATTGCGACGGAAGAGCCATCGTGTAATAATGCGTCTCGCGTATCTCGTATTCTTTGGGTTCAAGCATATTCAGCATAACATCGACCGCCATCACGAGTTCAGAGTGGCTCGTTATTTTATCCATGAGAATCACTCCGTTGTGTGACATCAATGCGTCGGTTCCGCCGCCGCCCACGCCACCCGCGCCACCACCGCCGCCCGCACCCCCCGTCACCACAAGGCGAATACGCCTGCCTCCATCCGCACCGCCTGCGCCACCACCCGCGCCACCACCCGCGCCATTTCGCGACCCATTCATTCCGCGTTGTTGATTCAGAAGAGCGTCATATTCCACCTTCAATACGGAATTGTTCGGTAATAATGTAAACGCGGGATATTCAGTATCTACGGCCGCAGTGCCAGTCGCCGTTTGGACGGATAGTTTCGCAAAATTATCCTTTACATTAAATTTGCTCGTCTTCTCTTCCTGGCACATCCACGCGCCGTCATCGTCGTCGGGGTCGTGCATCATAATGAAATGATACTTCATCATATACGCTTTGTGGCCGGGTTTACGCGAACCGTATAACTGCCAGTTGGTATGGCCGCGCGATATTCCTTCATCCAGGACATCATTCCACGAATTTGTAATCGGGAGGTCGGTCCATATTTCCGGGAGTTCTTTCAGCATTCGCGCGCGCAACATTCGCTGAATCGGGCGGTCCACGGTTGCGCCAATCACCATATGAATTCCGTCCTTGGTTACATCATCCAGTTGGTTCACCTCGCTCTTTTCAAAGACATAAATCGGAATCTTCACATCATTCGGGATTGTGACAAGTGCCTCGAGTGTCTGGATATACGACTGTATCATATCCAATACATGTTCTTTGGAATGTTGGCGTTTGGTGATACTCGTTTCATATCTGAAGTCAAAGTCCACGACAATGACGCCCTTCTCCGGATTCTGTTTTTCGGTTAGAAACTCCTGTTTTCCATTTTCAAATACATGTGTATAATACTTCTTCCAAAACACTGGCAATATCGCCGGAGGTATTGTATAGACACCGCCGTGGACGTTCAGAGACTTATCCCCGATACGCGTATGTGTATACGCTTCGCCTGGTTTGGAAGTGTGATGTTTCATGAATTGTTCGTATGTCATGCCAGAGCAAAGAGACTGGTATGATGCGGTTGTAGTGTCGGTAGGCGTAGCCGTAGCCGTAGCCGTAGTAGTTGATGTCATTGTCCTGTATAGCCCTGTCTTGTAAATTAAAATTAGGTAGGTTTAAAGTTCAATTTTGTCCGATTTATGAATTGAAATTTCTAAAACCCCCGGTTTATATATTCCAGAGGTTTTATCTCTAAATCTGATCCCCCAAAAATGGTACCTTGACTTTTCATTCGGGTGAACCCCCGAAAAAAGGGGGATGCTTTCATTTTCGTTTTTCTGGGCGCAGGACTTTTGTAAAAAAAGTGTTTTAGCCCGTAGATTTTTTTTTAGGGTTTCGGTTTTCGGTTTTGTGACGATAACTCGTCACACTCTTTTTTATGAGAGCATAATGGTCACAGTATTTTCTCGTATGTATTGGTTTGTTGCTAGGGTTATCGTCACAAAACCCGTGAAAAATGCGGGGGGGGGGCGATTGAAAACACATAAATCCAACTAATGAAAAATACATAAACACAATAATGGATTCTATTGTAAAATCTTGCTTCGATGGACCATGAACCTACGGCCCCGGCCCCTGCCGCGCCCCCCGCCAAAGTGGTCATCCCCAAAGACACCGTTACGCGTCTTCTCAAAGACATCCGCGATGTGATGACCGACTCTACATTAGACGAATGTGGCATTATATATCTTCACAGTGAAACAGATATATTGACTGGGTATGCGTGTATTGTTGGTCCAGCCGACACACTTTATTTCGGCGGGTATTACTTCTTCGTCTTTAAGTTCCCTACGAATTATCCGCATTCTCCGCCCATTGTCTCTTATTTGACGAATACAAAGAATATTCGGTTTCATCCTAATTTTTACACGAATAAGAAGGTGTGTGTCTCTATTGTGAATACATGGCGTGGAGAACAATGGTCCGGGTGTCAGACTATTCGGTCGGTGCTGATGACGTTTCAGTCGTTATTGGATAAAGAACCCCTGCTTAACGAACCGGGTATTCGAAGAGAACACAGCGATTTTGTCCCCTATCACACGATGGTTGAATATAACAATTATAAGTTTGCGTGTTTGACGTTATTGACGGAACTTACGACACACGTATGTATTGAAGCGGCGCTCGTTCCGGCGTTTCAGGAGTTCATGTTGCGCCATTTTAAAGAAAACAAACCGCGCATCCGAGAGATTTTGGCGGAACGATGTAAGACGTTTCCCGAAAAGAAAATGGTGTCGATTGGATTATATGGATGTATAACTACCGTTATTTCATATGACACAATACTAGAACATTACGACGCGACGGTCGCGGCCACATTGTAATACTTATATTTACACATAAACGTCGGATACCGACTTAAATTGAAATTAATTGTATCTATATACAATATAGTAGCCAACGTGCGATGCATTTCTGTTCGGTATGCTCCAATATGAATTATATCAGCATCACTCCTGAAAACGAGTTACAGTATTACTGTCGAAATTGTGGAAATATAGACAATACGATTGCTTCCGAAAATATATGTGTTTCAAAAGTCAATGTGAAGCATAAAACGACGCCGCAAACCTTTTCACAAGTGGTGAATAAATACACGAAGCTGGACCCTACACTGCCGCGGATTCATACAATGCGTTGCCCGAATGACGAATGTTCTAGCAACCAGGGCAATACCGGGGGCGGCGGCGCACCCAAGTCCGAAATTATTTATGTTAGGTATGATGACACCAACCTGAAATATGTATATTTGTGCGCAAAATGCGACAAGGTGTGGAATACCGAGCAGCACTAATAAAAATTCACGGCCGCCGAATGCTGCGAATGCCGCCGTATTTTTATTGTTTTACTATTATTCCACGCAAAACAATAAATTGAAACATAATAAAGTGTCATAATTATATATACATAACGCCACGAATGTCTATACCGGTTCCTCCCAAAAAACTGGTGTCACCTGCTGCTGCTTCTGCTGCGGTGGAGGATGATGATTCCGAAAATGAAGGAAATGTTCAGGTATTACCCGCAGTCGACGAAGACGAAGACGATGACACAAATACAAGTAATGACGCTTCGTCGGTAGACGACGATGACGCAGAACAAACCGACGACGACGAAGAAGACGACGAAGGCGCGGGCGCGGGCGCGGGTGGTCCTGGCGGCGCTGGCGGGGGGGATAGCGAGGGTGAAGACGGCGGCGCTGGCGGGGGGGGGGATAGCGAGGGTGAAGACGGCGGCGAAGCAAAAAAGAATATAAAGAAAAGGCGCGCAGCTTCCAAGAAAAATACCGAAGACGACCTCACATTACTAGGTGTTCCACATGGTATCCATTTTGACGATGATGAAGACGAAGACGATGAAGAAGACGAAGATGCCGACAATGATTCGTCGGAATATTTTCAGAAACTGAAATCAAATGTGCGCGAAAGTTATGTTGCGACATATCACCCCGAGTCATTATCTCACAATTATGATGAAATACAGACACTTTCGCGTGTTGTGCGAAATAGCGCCGGTGTCATCGTGGATGATTTACATCGAACCATTCCGATTATGACGAAATACGAGAAAACGCGGATATTAGGGCAACGCGCGAAACAACTAAATGAAGGCGCGCCCGCATTTATTAAGATAGATTCTACCGTAATCGACGGATACCTCATCGCGGTGAAGGAATTAGAGCAAAAGAAGACCCCCTTTATTATTAGGCGCCCATTGCCAAATGGTGGATCCGAATATTGGCGAATTCAGGATTTAGAGATACTCTAATCGTTGCTGTAGTATGGTGCTATACCAATAAACGGCTGAAAATGGCTGCGTTTATATGCTTGAGCACGTTGAAATTGCGTCGTGACCGGTTTAGTTTCATATTCATCCAATGATGATGATGAACTAGACGTTGATGATGATGAAATCATTGTTTGGGATAAGTCGTCAAATGTAAACGGGCTTTGGTCGCCATTGGCGACATCGGCGTAGACGTTTTTTGTTGTAATGTCAGACGCATCCCTCGTTATACAACAC